AGCTCATGCGCGCACTCAATATAAACCTTGACGTGCAATTAACGCGTAACGATACAGCGAACCTTCTTGCTACACTGCTTACATGCAACGCCACGCAGTTGAACCAGTTATATGCTAATCCAAAATTGCCAATATCTATCAAGATTGTAATCAAACGAATTCTTGATGATTCTAAAGTCGGCAACACAGACTTTATCGAGACGCTATGGACTAAGGTATTCGGCAAAGAAGGATTAGCTCTCGAACAAGCACAGCAAGCTCAGACGCAGATACAAGGTTTGAACGGTATTATTCCCAATGTGCCAGTATCACGTGAGGCGTATGTTATTTTGAGAGAAACCATAATGGGAGATATAAAATGAGCAGATATACACAACTTCAAAATTTAGGTATAGAGAATGATGAGCTTGTTAATCCAACTGAGCTCATACGACTTGAATTGCTATCATCGCTTGAGAAATACACTCGAGTAATGTTTAAACAACAGTATGGTTCACAGTTCATTGTGTCGAACCATCATAGGCTGATGTTTGAAGCTTTACAAAGAGTGGTTGATTGCAAATGTAATAAGCTTATTATCAATATGCCGCCACGTTACAGTAAAACTGAAATTGCAATTAAGTCATTTATAAGCTGGTGTTTTGCACTTAATCCAAAGTGCAAATTTTTGCATCTATCATATTCTGATGTGCTTGTTAATGGTAACTCAGAAACCATTCGTTCGATTATGACCAACGAGCTGTATAAAGCACTTTTCCCAAAGTCAAGGCTGAAAAGTGAAAAAGGCTCAACGAAGCAGTGGAAAACAGCAGCTGGCGGTGAGTTATATGCAGTTTCAACACAAGGACAGGTTACCGGATTTGGCGCAGGTGGTATGCAGAACTATGAAGACGACACCGAGTTAACAAACAATGAACTACTTAATCAGTTGCTCGATTCCATTGGCGCTAGGTCTAATGTCTTTCAAGGCGCGGTTGTAATTGACGACCCGCTTAAACCAGAAGATGCGGAGTCCGACGTCGTCAGAGAACGCATCAATTTACGGTTTGAAAGCACAATCCGTAACAGAACTAACTCGCGTAATACGCCAATTATCATTATCATGCAGAGGTTGCATGAGCATGACCTATGTGGTTATCTTAAAGAGATTGAGCCTGGTGAATGGGAGATACTATCATTACCTGCGCTGTATACAAATAAAGAGACCGGCGAAGAAGAAGCACTTTGGCCATTGAAGCATACAGTTGATGAGCTGCACAAGATACGGAAAATCAATCCTATTGTGTTTGATACACAGTATATGCAAGACCCAACGCCAAAAGCCGGTCTAATGTACGCCAATGGGTTTAGAACATATACGAATGAAGAACTTAGGATGTTACCGCAATCTGCCAAACGCCTAGCTTACTTTGACACTGCAGATACTGGCTCTGATTCACTGTGCGGTATCGCGTTCGTAGACACGCCAGAGTTTGTGTATGTGACAAACGTGTATTTTTCCGAAGAGCCACCTGAGGTTACTGAACGTTCATCTGCAGAGATGCTGGTGTTTGCCGGTACGAAAGAGGCATTGTTTGAATCAAATGCTGGTGGCCGGCAGTTTGCAAGGAACGTCAAACGAATATTAAGGTCTGAGATGCACTGTTTTAGGACCACGATTCATACGTTTGCACAAACACAGAATAAGCAATCGCGTATTTACAACTATTCTGCAAATGTGATGAATGATATTTTGTTTCCAGATGGCTGGGATAGGATGTGGCCAGAGTTCTACAATGCGATTATGAGTTATAGAAAAGACAACAAGAAAAAGAATAAACACGATGATGCTCCTGACTGCCTAACTGGCGTATATGAAATGCACGCGAAGAAAGTCAAGCAGAAAAAAATCAAACGCAGGAACTGAGTGAAAAATCAGCCTGGAGCGCCAGAAAGTAGCCAATTTTAAGCCTAAATATGATTTTAATATAATAATAAATAAAATAATAATAACGCATCCAGGGCTATCTGGAGCGCTTGCCTTACTTTACGTTATCAGCGTTATTTTGGGTTATATTTTCATGTACCAGTGATTTTATATCAAAAAATTTGTATTTTTGCATATCAAAAGTCGTATTAACTAATATCTTAGCATTATGGGTTTAAATTGTGGTTGTCCTGCCGGTGCATCGTTGACTACGATTCCGTATTCCGAGTGTAAAGAAACGCTTGGGCAGGTGCAAAAAGTCATTTTTCAGCGTATTTACAGTGAAAGTGATGGCGCAATTGTGAAGAACACAATCAGTGCTACAAACATTGCTTCTAAAGCAGCAATGATGGCTCTCATGGCCGCGACTGATGGCACTAAGATTGTTGTTTCTCCGTACATTCAGAATCCAGCAACCGAGCCTGGCGAACTTAGAACTTTTGGTTCTGGCAACCAAGTACTTGGTGGTATTCCGATTGTGCTGGGTTCCGATTCTACTGCCTTTACTGGCATTATCTATCAGGAACCTCAGAGCGTTATTGCCGCCATGAAGACTCTGATGTGCGAAAATGTCGGTGTTTATCTTATCGATGAATACGGTAACATTGCCGCACAAGATGCTTCTACCACATCCGGTGGTACTACGACTACTGCCTACGCTCCGATTCCTATCGGACAGTTGTTTATCGGTGACAAGAAACTGGGCGGCTATGAGGAGCCTGACAGCAACGCTATTGCTTGGCGCTTCTTCCCCAACTGGAGCGATACGCTCGCCATTGCGAAAGCCGCTGATTTCGATTACAATCCGCTGGTTGACCTGGTACCGGCATCGTAACCTGATAAGCAGCATGAAGACCAGTGATTACGAACTTATTATAGTTCAAACTGGCGAACGCCACGTGTTCCACTCCCTGCAGCAAGTAGAAACTCTACTGCGAATGGGAGTGCAACGCTCTGGCGGATGGGCCCTACCGGAAGATAGTAAATACGAATTTACAAAAGAACATGGACTTGTCAGAAAAAGAAATACTAGAAAGAGTAAAAGCTCCGATAAAATCTAATTTGATTCATGAGGCAGCTTTGAACGAGCAGCGCATTAAATTTCATACGGAACCAATTGTTAATCGTAAGAAGTTTAGTGTGCCTGCTACTATATTTCTTGATTGGGTAAAAGTGTTATTGCCCAAAGACAAGTACAATATATTTTTGCAGCTTTTCAAATTACCGATTGACACGACGTCCATTGTCGAATCCGCTTATAAAGAGCTGGCTAAAGTTTTTAAATCGAAGAACTCGTCTTTTGAATATGAATTTGATTCAAATGAGACGCTTGATGATTGGCTGCAATACAGAAAAAATGCGCTGAACTGTCCTAGCGTGTGGGTTAACACAGCTTGGAAACAAATGCAGATTCACATCAACAGCTTTATTGTTGTTGACATGCCAGAGAAACAAAATGGTATGCCAGAACCGTATTTTTATTGGCTAGATATACTTAATGTTATCGATTACGAGCTTTCTGGGTATGATACTGTAGAGTGGATTATTTTCAATCAGCCAAATGACAGAATTGCTGTTATTGACGGTTCTGCGTATAGAATATATAGAAAAGAAAGAATTAACGACGAAGTACATATCATAAAAGAACGAGAGGCGTATCATAATTTAGGCTATTGTCCGGTCGCATTTTTCTGGCATAACGCTGTCGATTTTGATGTGCCTGATATTAAAAAGTCGCCGATTACAAAAGAATTGTCCAACTTAGATTGGTATCTGTTTTTCTCGATTTCTAAAAGGCATCTTGATTTATACGCGCCATATCCAATTTATAGTTCGTATGAAGCAGATTGCAATTTTGAAAATAACGAAACAGGTGACTACTGTGACGGCGGTTTTTTGAGAGATTCTGATGGCAACTACAAGATGTTGCGCGATGGTAGCATTGAGCCCTGTCCGAGATGTTCTTCAAAGCGTATTGTCGGTCCTGGTTCATTTCTTGAAGTGCCTATTCCGAATGCTGCAGATGGTGTTGCGGATTTGAGAGACCCGATTCAGATAACAACCATAGATGCAGATTCTCTCAAGTATAACGTTTCAGAGAAAGAAAGACTCGGCCAAGAGATTATTGATAATATTATTGGCGTTGGAGGTTCAGTTGGTAGCATAGAAGCTCTTAATGAAATGCAAATTGCTGCTAATTACGATTCAAGAACTGCCGTTTTAGTTGCACTTAAAACAGAGTTTGAGCAAGCACAGAAGTTTGTTGAAAAAACAATTTGCAAACTGAGATACGGTAATAAGTTCAAGTCTCTTAATATTGATTGGGGTACTGATTTTTACATTTTTACTGCGAAAGACCTATATAAACAGCTTAAAGAAGCTAAAGATAGCGGCTCGCCAATCTATGAGCAAGGAATACTAATCAAACAATTGCTCGAAGTCAATCACAAGCACAGTCCGCTGTCTTTAGCTAAAGCTGTTATTTTAGACAGGCTCGAACCATATTCAACATTAAGTGTTGATGATGTTATGAGCTTGTCGCAGCGCAACTTCGTTAACAACAAATATTTGGTTCTAAAATTGAATTTCAATCAAATAGTTGATGAGTTCGAAGATGCAAATGGTGATATTTTACAATGTTTGCAGTCTGATACGTGGACATTAGAAAAAATAAAAACTGAATTATTAAAATTATCAGAAAAATATTATGAAGTACAAGACCGAACAAGCGCTGAACAAACTCAGCCTGAAGTCGTTGTCGAATGAACTTGACAACGCTAAAACTGAAATGGATAATCTTCTTCTTGATGAGACTTCTCTCGAAGAAAGAGAAAAGTTAAGCATTTATATCGCTACAATCGAAGAGATTATCGAGAGCAAAAACTCAGAAAAAGAGGCAGGTGCAGAGCCTGAAGCTGAAAATGAACCTGTTTCTGAGTTCACGCCGCCTGAAGCTGATAAAGATAAAGTCTTTGTAGAAGTTTCACAGGGTATTCGCTTTAATCCTCAGACTGGCGAAAAAATTATCAACTCGAGTATTGTTAATTTTACGAAAGAAGGCTATAAAGCTTTCTTGAAGAATTATAAAAAACTCGGGTACACTATCGAAAAAGAGCTTTATAACCCGTACAAATAAAAAAAATAAAAAAATGCCAATTACATTAGAACAGCTAAAACAAGAACAGCAATTCAGCAGCATGCAGGACGATGTCTTGCAACTTGTTGTTGATAAAGTGAATGCTGTCGAAAATGCTGCTATTACAACGACAAAAACGTCTTTGAGGTCAGAATTGATTGAAGCCGTCAAGTCAAGCGGAGAAACTCCGAATAGCGGCGAGAATGCAGTAGCATTCGCAAAAAGAGTTGTAACAAGCTTGAAAGATAGCAATACGACTCTTACGAATGATAAAGCTGCAATGGAAACTAAAAACAAGGATTTGGAACAAAAACTGTTGCAATCCGGTGATTCTGCTTTACAGACTAAAGTTACAGAACTTACTACCACGAATACGACTTTGACATCTAAGCTTCAAGAACTTCAGACTGAAAAAACTAAGCTTATTGAAGACAATGCTAAAGAGATTAAGAAGTTGAAACTTGATTTCGAGATGAAGTCTGCTTTATCTGGTATTGAGTTTGATGATAAACTCGACAAGAATGTTATTAGTATTCTTACTACCGGCGTTATCAACGAACTTAATTCAAAGTATGTTTTCGACGTTACTGACAATGGCGTTGTTGTGAAAGACGCTAATGGCCAAATTGTTCTTGACGATAAGAATGGTTATAAGCCGATTACTATCGAAGCACTTCTTAGAAATTCGTCATTGTCATCTGTCATCAAAGCTAAAGGCGGTGGTGGTACTGGCCCTGTTAAACCTCAAACTGGTGATTTACTTAGTTTGTCTGGCGCTAAAACTCAAGTTGAAGCCGACAACATTATTGCTTCGTACGTATCTAAGCTGTATGCTTTTGGAACTAAAGAGTATTTTGACGAAATTACAAAATTACGCCAAGATTATAATATCGATAAACTTCCTATCCGTTAACATCCATTAAATTTTTACAAAATGAGCTTAGTATTAACAAGAATGCAAAACATGCGCTCGAGCTCTAGATTTGACAAGTTTGAGCGTAGAGCATCTCGCTATGGCGCGTTGGATGCTTTCATGGTCCAGTCCACTGACCCGACCGGTATTATCACGCCTGAATTGAGACAGAAGGCTGAAATGTCAATTGGTAGAACGCTCGAAGTTCCTGTCATTGACTATGATGGCTCTATCTCTATCGGCAACACGAGAACAGTCACTATTCCCGACAGTGAGAATACTTCGAGAATGGTCCAGATTACGTTCTCTACGTATTCGTGGGGTTTCACTATTACCCCGTCTATGTACATGAATAACGAGATTTCTATTCAAAGAGACTTCGAAGCTAAGATGCTTAAGTACATCTATGCTTTTGCAAAGCTTCTTGATGAAACTGCTCTCGTTGTTCTTGATACAGAAAAGACAACTGTTATTAAGGACCCCGTTGGCTATACACAGTCTTCTGGTGTTATCAACGCCACGTGGTTCGAACGCGAGAACCTTTTCGGTGACCTTACCGCTATTATGGCTGGTAATGACTTTTTCGGCCAAACTCACATTGTCGGCACTACTGGCGTTGAAAGCATCATGAGAAAGCTTCAGCAACATGGCCTGTATAATGATGTAAACAAGCAAAATGAGTTCGGTGACAAGATTGTTCACTTTACTAACAACGCAGTTGTTGGAGAAGGCAATTTTGCTACAGGCTTTGCTATCCAGAGTGGTTCAATCGGAATGTTGCATCGCTTTGAGCGCGATTGCTTGTTGAGAACTGTTTCTGGTGATGGCCACGAGTGGGACATCGCTAACCTTCCTATTCTTAATATGCCTATCGGAACGTACTTCTACGATTCTGTTGGCGATTATTCTGCTATCGCTGGTGCAGCTACTGCTGATATGACTAGAACTCGTAAAGAGCATTACGGCTTTGCTATCGATATCGCATTTGTTACGGCTTATAATAGCGATAAGGCAAATCGCCCTAATCCTATTATTAAGTTCAATGTGGCCTCTGCTGATGTTTGCGAGCGTTTTGCTGTTCCTACAGTAAATCCTTGCAGCGAGTAATCATAGTCTTGTTTGTATGTTTGCAAAGCTGTATACCGCGATTCATTTCGTAGTATATAGCTTTGCGTTTTTTATATAACAACTTAATTTACAAAAAAAATGTTAAACATAAAATCAGTTGTAGATAGCTTTGTTTCGCTAGTTGGGTGGAAAAGTAGTAATGGCGAGAAATTATCACAGTTTGTGACGTCGTCTGAAACTGGATTATACTACGAGCAGATGCATCCTCTTTTAACAGTCGATAATGTTGTTAGTATAATGCCTCAGGATTATAATATACCTGCGACTGATTATGATGATACTGCTCATTATAAAGAGCAAGATATTGTGTTGTACCAAAACAAATATTATAAGTGCACGCATGATTGTTCTGGTATTTTACCTACTACGCAAAGCACTTGGTCAGAGACATCACGCTTATCTGAATGGTTGGAGTTTAAGATTAGAAGCAGCATAACAAAAGCCATTTTATCTTTCCAATCAGAGAAACTTAACAACGGTACATATAAAACGCTATTTGAAAACAGACAATTTTTCCTCACAGCTGGAAGGTTAAACGAGTTTATTAACAATGAATCAAAGTTAGTTGGCTTCGAGTTGGTACCAGCTAGGTACACTGGAGTTAACATCAAAATACATGCTATTAGCTTGCAAACAACTTCTCAAGCTATTGTTCCAGTTTATATTTTTAGCTCTGAATGCGAGAATTATTTAGATAAAATTGATTTGCAAACTAGTACAACACAACAGTGGCAGCAAATTGATAAGTATCTTAAAACAGGAGGTAGCTATTATATAGTTTATGACCAAAGAGATTTAGAGTTACTTGATACAAAAGCTGTAAGCAAATCTAAAGATTGGTCAAAAGCCCCATGTAGTGCTTGCCACAAATATGACCATACATCTTGGCAAATTCTTTCAAAACATCTAGAAGCATATCCGTTTTATACTATCTATGACGGCGAAATTAGTAATATGTGGGATGTTGAGAATAATATTTATACGTATAATACTAATTATGGCTTAAACATTCAATTTTCTGTTGAGTGCGATTTGTCAGACTTTTTTATCGAGCAGAGAACGATATTTACCGATTTGTTATGCAATCAATTTACAGTTGACATGTTACAAGAGTATTTGTACAATGCTAGTGTTAGAACAAATCGTCATTCTCTGAATGCATCGAAAGCTGATTTAACTTTGGAGCTAAACGGCAATAATGAGATTGGTAAAACTGGTGCATTTTATAAACTCGATAAATCAATATCAGCAATTAGCTTCAATTTGTCAAAAATAAATAAGCTGTGTTTGCCGTGTAAAAATAACGGCGTAAAATATTTAACAATATGACAAACTATTACAACGCGTCTTTTCGTAATTTAATTTATAGATTGCGAAGATTTAAAGAGATAGATAGAAAGATAGTTTTAGAAAGAGCTATTGAGACATATAAACCAGAAATTGAAAGCCTTTTTAAAGAGCATTTGTATTACACTGGTGAAGATGGCTATGGCAGAAAATTGGAGCCATACAAAGATAGAACTATTTACTATAAGCGCAGAAGAGGACAGCCAACTAATAGAACAACTCTCAAAGATACCGGAAAGTTCTATGCATCTATTGAAATAATTGCGATGGAAGATGGCTTTTTGATAGTTTCAGATAATCCAGTAGCTAAGTTCTTGGTCAGTAAATATGGAAATGCTATTTTAAGAATCTCCAATGCCACTCTTTCTATTATTATGGAAGATTACATAAAGCCCTTATGTTTATCACAAGTCAGAAAAATATTTTTGCAAAAAGGAATTTGGTATGATTGATAAAAATTTAGTTATCAAAAGGTACGAAAATCCTGTCTTGCTAGACAGTGTTATACAATCAATAAATGATAATCTAAAAGCTGGTTTACCGTGGCTTGACTATGCTTTTCCACGAGCGTATAAGCTTGTTGAGCATACAGAAAATTCAAATAAGTTCGTTTATCCAGCTATTTATATCGGTGGCTCAGAATATGTATCGGTTTTGCCGAATGATAATTTCGGAAACTTCTCATGGTTTGATATTTATGACCCACAGACTATAAATGCTGTTGTTCAGGGCCATCCTGAGTATTTATACACAGGTGCAATTGTTTTTTGGTTTAATCTTAAGTCGATAATTGATGATGATTCAAGGATTTATCTTGAAGATATAAAACTACAGATTCTTAAAATTTTGTCTTCGCCTAAGCTTTTACGAGACGGTAAATTTACAGCCATTCAAATTTTTGAACGATTTGAAAATATTTATCGTGGGTATTCTCTTGAAAAAGTTTACAATGATTATATGTACGCTAATACAGATATTCCGCAAATTGATAAGATGTACTTTATGTACCCATATTCAGGTTTAAGAATAGAATTTAAAATAAAAGCACAAGAGTTATGTTAGAAAAAGTTTTATTATTTGTTTGTTTCGTTTTATTAGTTTCACTTTTCGTAACTTGGGTGATAACTGTTGTTACGAAGTTCGGCTGGCGTGATAAAATAATCGCTACAACAGATATAGAGTTGCTTGCAAAAATGTTGCAATGTGATTTCTGTTTTAGCTTTTGGGCCTCAGTAGTATGTTCAATTATTTTAGCATGCTACAACCCAATTTTTATCATCATACCTGTTTTTTCTGCACCGATTTCAAGAAAAATGTTAGAATAATGGAAGTTGTAAAAATAAATGGCCACAGGTTAAAAGTTTATACAAGCATAGATGAAATGCCTATTGTTAACTATCAAAAGTTCAATAGGTTTTTGTTGTTTGAGACGTATGTTGGCTCTGATTCAACATCATTGCAGGCACATCTAACAACAGCTTTAAAGCTTTTAGATACAAACATAGATAAGGCTAAAAACGAAATTTTGAATACAATAAACTGTATTCAGATGATTTCTAATGAAGTATCTCCTGATGTTCTTTCATTCTGCTCATTGATTTATAGTATCGATGATAAAGTAGTTACTGATTATTCAGACGAAAACTTGCAAGAAATTTTAAAGCAACTTAATTTGGAAAATAGAAAAGTGGTTTTAAAATTTAGAGATGAAGTAAAAAAAAAGATTGACGAGGAGCTGTTAGCTTTTTTTCCAAAGATGTTTGATTCAGTTATTGATAAAAAACATCTTTCGTATTTATATAAATTTATAAATCTTCAGCTTGATGAAATTATAAATGATATAGACAACACAGATGAAAAAGAGCGTGAGCTTTTAAACATTTTTAGTTTGTATAATCCAAAAGTCTTTTTAGGCAATCATTCAGAGGAAATTAAGAATATTAAGATGTTTGAAAAGACGTGCCTTGCAATTAGCCAAAATACTTCTTTAGACCCTAAAAAATTAACTGTATTGCAGTTTTATTCTGTTATCGACAACCTTAATTCAGACAATAAACAATTAAACAATGGAAGAATCAAACAAAATAAGTTTCGAGCTTGATGATAATGGCTCAATTGATAATCTTATTAGTAAATTAGAATCTGCTAATAAAACTGTCATTGAAGTTTCTAGCTCTATTAAAGAACGTGCTAGGTCTATAAAGGCTGAATTATCTAATTTAAATTTTTCTGATAAAACAAGCAAAACTAGGTTAAAAGAATTAGCTGAAGAAGTTGTACGACTTCAAGCAATTTATGAATCGTTGTCAGCAGCCGCAGTTAGAACAAAACAAGTTTTAAAAGACACAATAGATATTCAAAATGCTTCAGCGAGGTCTGTTTCTAACTTAGCAAAAGAACTTGATAAATCACGTACGTCTTATGCTGGGTTAGAGAAAAAACTGAAAGATGTTGTAGAAGCCTATAAGGAATTATCAGGTGCAGATAGACGAAAGGCTAAAGGCACAGATATGCTGGGCAAAATTCATGAATATTACAATGAGGTAAAAGCCATTGATGATATTCTTAAGCAGGCTATGACGAGAGATTTTGCGCCAGGCTCAATAGCTTCTTTAAAACAAATGATTTCGCAGCTTGAAGCAGCTTATGATAAGCTGTCAAAAGCTGATATTGATGCTGGAGTCGGAGAAAATCTATTAAAAGAACTGCAAACGTTGCAAAATGAATTGCAAGCAGCTATCGACAAGAAAAATCAGTATAAACAGGTTAGTAAACAAACAAAGCAAAGCACACAAGAAGATATAGTAGCAGAAGCTGGTTCTATAAATGCTTTAAAGCAGCAATTAGCAGATTTATCGAGAGAACTTGATAATGTTTCTTTGGATAAATTAAAAAGTGGAGATGCAAACTACAATCAGTTGCTTGAAAAAATAAAATCAGTACAAACACAACTGAAAGAGGCGATAAGTTTTAAAAATGAACTATTATCAGGTCCTAAAGATACTGGTATTAGCGACTCTTTGTCTGCTATGAAAGCTCAATTAAAAGAGCTTATGTCTTCATTTGATGCAATTTCAGGAGAGGACCTTTTTAAAGACTTCGATAAAAATACAGATGACGTCAAAAACCTAATTAAACAGATTGTAAACCTTAAAGTAGACATTGAGGACCTTGAAGAAGTTAAATCAGACTTGCTAAATCCATGGACAGTTGAAGAGGATTCTGTGATTTCTTTAAACAGAGAAATTTCGGATTTAGAAAAACATTTGAAAGCTGTTTCAACAGCTGATGTATTAGCTGGTAGATTTGATGACGAGATAAATAAGCTAAAACAGCTTAAACGCGATGTTGCTGATTTTCAGTCTTATATGAAGATGGATGAAGTCATTACTCCAACCATTAGCGAGAAATCTCTCAGCGCTCTTAAAACACAGCTGAGAAATGCTATGCAAGAACTTGAATCAGTTGATATCAGTATTTTAAAAACAGATAAAATTGATAAGGAAGTTGCGAATATTCAAAAGCTAAGAAGCGAAATACAGTCAGCGAAAGTTGATATGGATTTATTACTTTCTGGTGCAGGAAAAGAAACTGGTAATGAATCTATAAATCAGCTTAATGAAAAAATAAAAGCGCTTAATGCAGCATTGCAAAATGCAGAAAATTCAGCAAGTTCTTTTGACCAAATTCTTAGCGATATAGATAAACACACTAATTCATTGAATCAATTAAAGTTCGACCAGCAAATGGCGCGCTTTGATTCATCAGAATATAGTGATTTAATAAAAGCAAATGCCGAGCGTGAACGTGCTTTGAGAATAAAACAACTTGAAGTTAAGGCTAATTCAGAAGCAGCTGGTTCATATAATCAGTTGTCAATACAGCTTGAGATAGTACAGCTTAAGCTAAAAGCTATGTCTGCTGCCGAAAGACAAACAACTGAAGAAGGACAAAGTTTAGAGCAACAAGCTAAAGCTTTGGCTAATCAATTAACCTATTTAGCAGAATCACAGGGAAGAAGTACTAGAGGACTTGAGAAGTATTCACAGATGTATGACCAACTTACATTTTCTGTCTACCAAGTTGTTCGTGAGTTACCAGCAGCAGCTATAAATGCAAATACTTTTTTCTTAGCAATTTCTAACAACATTCCTATTCTTGTTGATAATATTAAAAAAGCTAAACTTGAAATAGCCGCTGCAAAAGAGCAAGGCAAACAAGTAGAATCAGTAACAAAAAGAATTGTCAAAGCTTTTTTAAGTTGGCAAACTATTCTTGTTGCAGCTTTAGCTTTATTGTCAAGATATGGCAATGAAGTTTGGGAGATAGTAAAATATTTTGCAAGAGGCCAAACTTATTTACTTAAAACTAAAGAAATTGTAAAAGCTATACAGAAAGAAGCTAAAGATGCTGCTAAAGAGTTTTCAAAAATGTATGTTAGCTTTTATAATCTACGAGACGCGTATTTGAGACTTGGAACACAGGCTGAACGTCAAAAGTGGATAAAAAACCATGCTAATGATTTTAAGCAACTTGGCGTAAGTATCAAAGATACAGTGGACGCTGAAAATCTGTTTATAAAAAACAGCGGTAAGTTTATCCAAAGCCTTATCGCGCAGTCTATGGCCGCGGCTGCTATGAAAGCTGCGCAAAATGAACTAGATAAATCTTTTGAAGATTTGTTAAAATCATCACAATCTGCAGAAGCATTAAGGAATATTATCGGTAGTAGCACGAAGTTCGGTGATGCATCATTATTATCTGGCGATTTTTCTAAGTTTATAGAGGCTTATACAACTGGTGCTTTAGAAGGTGTTAGGAATAAAGCTTTGCAAACTATAGCCGATTGGAGACGTAAAACAGGAAATGCTAAGCCAACAGCAACGACTGGAGCCGGAACTGTTGGTGGCGCAGCAGCTGTTGGCGGATTTTCAATTGCTACAGATTTATGGTTTGCGCCAGAAGATGTTAAAAAAGCTCAAGAAATTTTGGATGCTTTTGCAGAAGCTGATAGGTATTCAAAGAGCGCATCAGAACGCGCAACAAATGCTGCAAAAATGCTACAGGTTAATTCTGCTTGGCAGAATGTTTATGCTGAATGGATGAAGCTTGGTGATTTTACATTAGCTGACCAAGGAGACAAAAATAACACGAGAGAATCTAAAGAGAGAGATTTGTTTAGCTATATAAACAACATGTACGCTGAAGTTCAAAGGTTGTACAACGATTCTTTAGAGAATATTCCGATTAGTGATATTGATAAAAAGCTCATTCAACTAAATTCTACATACCAAGAAAATTTTACAAAACTCAATAACATTCTTGAGAAAAACGAGCATTTGTTAAAAGAAAAGCATAAAGCATTAACTAGCGAGCAACTTAAAAAACTTAAAGATGCTACAGCTATGGCAGAAGCAGCTTTGGACAATTTGAATGTTATTTACGAGAAAGATAAAAAGCTACTAGAAAGTCAAAAGAGAGTTATAGAATTAGATTCTGATGTCACAAACTTGACAGATAGACTTAATTTTGTTAAAAACGATTTGGAATCAGAATTTGCTCTTAGGCATTCTATTCTAATGAATCAGAGAGAAATTGAACTAGAAGAGAATAGACAATTAGATGAAAAGCTACGCAGAGATGAAAATGCTATTAACCAAAAATATTTACTCGAAGATTATAAGCTACGTAAAGAGTATTCTGATAAGCGAATAGAGTTAATGCGTTCTGTTAATGGCATTATTTTAAATGAATATGCAGAAGGCAGTAATGAGTATGTAAAAGCACAACTAGAGAATATTAACTACGATTTTACAAAAGCCGTTAATGATGCTCTTGTGGAGTATGGATTATACGATGATTTTACAAACAAATTTTTAGAAGAGTATGAAAAGTTTGGCGAAAATGCTGCTTTAGCTTTTGCTACAAGCTATGTTGAAACTCTAAAAGGTACACCGGCTTATGATACTATATCTGGAATAGTAAGTGGTTTCAAAAAGCAATCATACAGCACACAAGCTTCTTTTTATGAAAGACGTTTGCAGATTAAGCATGATTTAGAGCAAAGTGAAATTAGAGATTCTAATACGTATGCGAAGGGTTTATTACAACTATATCACGAGTTAGAAGATATAAATTTACAAATACAGTTAGCAGAAAATGGATTGAAGAATCTAACAAGCGACGAACTACAAACTTTGTATAATAGACGTGATAATGCTAGAAGCGACATTAGGGGATATGCTGGTAAATACATTGCACAAAATGGTCTAACAGGCTTTTTTGAAACAGCTGTTTTAGGATGGGATGATAACCAAGTGAGCGCTTTTGATGCTGCAATTGAGCATGTTAAAAACAGCTTATCCGATTTGTTAGAAACTGAAATTGAAATACGCGAGCGCGAAAAAGAACTTGCAGAAGAACGTGTAGAAGCAGCACAAAGCGCTTATGATGCTGAAATTGAAGCTCGTAATAATGGATACGCGCACAGCGTTGATACTGCTAAGAAAGAATTACTGCTGCAGCAAAAGACTTTGCGAAAAAAGCAATTAGAATTAGAGAAAGCACAGCATGCTCAAGAAGCTGTTAATTCTTTAGTTCAAGCTTCATCTCTTGTAACAGCTACAGCTGAAATTTGGTCAGCATTTATGCCTATGGGTGTACCAGGAATTCTTCTTGCTGCTATCGCTACAGCTAGTATGTTTGGCGCATTTGTTGCTGCAAAAGCAAAAGCTGCTCAATTAACATCGACGTACGGAGAAGGCGGATTAGAATTTTTGAAAGGCGGAAGCCATGCTTCAGGTAACGATATAGATTTGCATACAACAAATAGTCGTGGTAGAAACATGAGAGCAGAAGGTGGAGAAGCTATGGCTATTATAAATAAACGCAGTACAGCAAAGTATCGTAGTATTTTACCAAGCTTGATTAAAAGTATAAATGATGGAACATACTTGCAGAAATATTCTGATTCGATAAATAATGTCTATACAGAAGTAACACGCAATGTTAATTTAAACAATATCGAGACTTCTTTAAATACTCTTGTTAATCAAGGTAAACAACAAGTTTATGAATTTGGCGACACGACTATTGTAGTTAGTGGCAATACACGTAAAACCATTAGACACTATAGATAATATGAAAAAACAAAAATACAGATTTAGTTTAACGCGTGTGCGAAGTATTAAAATTAAATATAATACTGGCGTACTAACGAATGGCGAATATTACGGCACGTACGATTATAATTGTACTGAGCATATCACTCCAGAAATAGCTGGAGATACGGATTTTATGCTAAGTGATGAGTTTATTGGGCACGCTATAGGCTTTGCAGTTTATGATGCTGATGATGCATTAGTAGACTACAATGATTTTTATATTGTTAGTGAAAGCAATAGGACTTTTCAAGTTAGTGACGCGGAATCCATTGTATTTTTCTGGAACTCGAAAAATTTTGAGCCAACGCCATGTACTTTTTTCCAATTTGAAACAAGATATGTTCATCCGGCTTTTTCTAGACTATCTATAAATAGAGTTAGAAATGATGATGACATGTGCCATAGTTTAACATTAGATTCTGATTTAGCATTTATGACTGGCTCATTTGATTATATTATCGGCGTATCAAAAAGATATGCCTTAGTTTTTAAAATTGAGCGTTTTAATTATTCTACAAACAGCTATTACGATATTTATAAAAGCCTACCTTTTACTATAGCTGATTGCTCATTGGATTTTGATAAGCGTAGATTGACTGTTGACTTTACATCTTGCACATATAAATCTTACTTAGATGAAAGAATAAATAAAGTTGTTAATTTAGCAAAAGGCGGATATAAGCATAGCGCTGTTAACTTCAATATTCCTGCTATGCTGCAGGTTTATGTTGATGGGTCTGAGACAGTAACAAACATTGTTGGTGGTTCAGCGACTGAAGTTGATGTAGATTATGTAGAAACACCTGATGATTTTACACAAGCCGCTATGGCTTCTTCTATAATTTATAGCAATGAGAAGACATCTTGGGTAACTGATAATATACGAACTTTGTTTCTATTGAGTAAAGGCTTTTGGTTAACAGGACGTATTTCTGAAATACATATAGTTGGCGGTAACTATACAGAGCCTGGTAGCAATGTAATCAATAGCCCAGCCGGTTATTATTATGCAACAACTTCAGACGACCAAATTTCTCAAGTTTATCATCCTACAAGTAGTATTACTCGTTTTTATAGCGACACGACTGATTTTTATATAGAGCTGAACACCACTACAAGATATGCATATATTAAAAAAGTATCTGATAATTCGACTGTTTATGCGACTACACAACAAGTTGATACAACGTGCTTGATTTCACCTGATAGTTTAGCCACAAGTAATGGTGCGCTATTCAGAAACGTAAATGACCAGTATGATACATGCGGCGTTGATTTTCATCTCACGCACAATGTTTTTAGTCGTATATTAACAACTAAGGAAGTTTTACCACAACCAGCCATGCCGCGCACGATTAAACTGGCTGATGATGATTTTGCATATTTTGGGTCTGCATACAAATATGCCGTTGCTAATCCACACGTATACACTACAGAACTATATAGCTCTTTGTTTAATGGCAGCATGTCTGATGTTCATTTATTTAGGCCAATGCCTTATAAGTATTCGTATCTTAATTTTAAATGTTCATCAGATATGCAATATACTGATTCAGGTTTAGGTGCAAAAGACCCGAATACATATTACACGTATAAGAATAAACAAAGTTCATATATAAGCCAGCATTTTATACCCATCGGACAATACTTTTGGTCTGGTGTATCATTTTATGCGACTTTGCCAACTAATTTTATCGATGTTATTGAGCCTTGGTATAATTTAGTACAGCAACATCATTTTATGACAGTTGGTGCTGCAATTGTTAAAATATTACAAAACGTAGCACCAAATATAAAATTTGCAGAAACTCAAGAATATAGCAAAACATTATACGAGCAGAATATTTTTATGCCTACTGGCAATATTTCTGTTTCAAAGCCAAACATATATTTGACGCATGTTTCAAATATACAAGCTGGAATTTTTCAATTTGAAGCTCAACGCGTAGAACTCACACTTAAGAAAATTCTCGATATGCTGCGTGATGCTTTTCAAATTTATTATTATTTGGATGATGCTGGCAAATTACATTTAGAACATATTTCGTGGTTTTACGGCGTAGGGCAAGGTAATAATGTACAATACGATACGCAAGCACTAAAAGATGAATATACAAAGATTTTGCTTGACTACGGTCACGGTGAAATTAAATCTAACGATAGCTATCTGTATTCTGCTATAACTATGACGGCAGATTCAGAAGATGCATTAGAACTGTTTAAGCCGTTGAAGATTACGTGCTTAGATGAACATTGTACTTTACAAGATGATAAAGATGTAGCGCTAAATGATTTCAAAACAGATATCGACTATATGTATGCAAGTGCAAGTGAAAGAACAGATGGTATTGCTTTAATTTTACCAGTAAAAGATAAAATGCAAGGTATACCAACATTATCATACACACAAAAAAATAGATGCGATATTAAAGGCCTAAACGAATCACAATACACTGTTTGGCCAACAAACTACAAAGCTTCATCATACGAGCTACTACAATACTATCGTTGGAATTTTGCCAGTATGCTAGTTGACCACTGCTCATTTACTCCAATCGCAAATTCTCGTTATTTAGAACAAGAAATAAGAGTGCCCGTTGACGAGGATTTAGATATGATAAAGCTAATACATACGCGCTTTGGAAACGGCTTCATAATGAGCTACAAAATTGATATAGATTCAAGATTTGCTACAATAAAATTGCTACACGATGAAAGTTATTTCTAACGCAATAAAACGTTATTTTTATATTTGCTGCTTTGCCTGTATTAAAATTTTTTGTATTTTTGCATTGAAAATATGGTATCATGCTGTATAGTTCTGTTATACCTTTTTACAAAGGGACATTTTTAGGAACAACGTGGCAAAATCTTACGTTCAATAACCTGTTGAGCCTTGATGAACGTAACGATTATGCTTTTATTGTGCCATACAAAAGGGTTATCCATTACGATTCACAAAAAGGCCGTGTATATATACCGAGTTTTTATATTTTTACAGACATTGAGTATAATAGCGCACAGCCTGTTGATTGCACGGCTGTAAAATTATTATTTGGCGATGGAACCAGTTTATTATCTGCTCAGAATAGTACAGTTAATCAAACATTTTATGATTTTGTCGATGATTTGATTTTCAACTACACAGATGACGGGTATTTATTTATTGTTTCACGACCGACTTATTTGGAGTTGCCTAATTGGTATCTTGGCCCTATTTCTATAGTACTACAATTTAGACGTCATTATGCTAATACTAATTACTATTATTATTCTGATAGGCTTTATATTACTGATGACATCCATAACTATATTTTGCTAGAGTGGTATAATGATACTAATTTATCTATTGGCAAACGTTTTATTCCATACGAACTTGGCTATCGCCCTAGCTGTTATGTTGATGCGCTTTTGGGTAAACCAGAGTATAACTTCGAAGAAGAGATTATTGACAGACTCGGATACAGATTTGTTCAAACTGCTATAAGTAAAAAAACGTATAGATGCGCTTTTGTTGCGCCAGAATATTTATGCGATTCTTTACGAATAATGCGTATTTGCAATAACAAACGAGTAACAAGATATGACTTTCCAAATTTCGGCGAATATATTGACCCAATGACTATGGGATTTGACGTAAGTTGGGATGACCAAGGCCATTTAGCACTTGTTGATTTGTCCTTTGATGTTGACTTAGTTGCAGCTAACCCAAGCGGTTATATTCCTCTTGTACATGGCGATTTTAACAATGATTACGATAATAGCTTTACTAATTTTTAAATATGTATGAATCTTTAATAAACCAAATAAACGCGTATATACGCAATAACGCCATAAATGATATTTCTGGTGATGGCTTAAATGTTATTTTACAAGCGATGTTAAATGCACTTGGAGTTGGTATGCGCTTTTACGGTATTGCAACAACAAATACTGTGCCAACTGCAAATCAGTATCCAAAATTTTATGTTGCTTTTAACCCTGGCTATTACACAAGCTTTAACATAACCAACCATCCAAAGTTTGCATCAGGATTTGCAATTATCTATGATGAAAACGGCACTAATACCTGGAGTATGGTTATTAAGCCGTTTCAGTTAGAAAATGGTTTCCTGATTGACTCCACTGTTAAAAATAATGCATTCGGCACTGATACTGATTTCTTCATTAAAGATGTTAACAAAACTAGTGCATCAAGCTCCTTTACTATTTACGCTTACAATAAAAACTCCACAACAGAACAGCTTGTAGCTACATACACTTACAACGGCCTGTTATCTGGCTATAAAACTCATGAAATTGAAACTGGAAACACTAAGTATGTCGTGTCTGTTAATTGGGATAGCGTGCCGTTGAATGAACAAGTTGAGTTTACACACGATGAATCGAAGTTTCCAGTAACTGCTTACGTTGAAAAGTCTACAGATGTCGACTTGGATAAGCTGGCACAACGTGTTGACCTCGTTGAGCGTATTGGCGGCCGTTACAATATTCAAGAAGATGGCACATTTTCACGCGAAGGCTTCGGCGCTGTTTTTTACGTCGGGCAGGCGCCTTCTTTTGTTAATCCAGAGACGCAAGCCGACGCTGAAGATGTACCACATATTGGTACTAATGTTAGATGTGGTATTGTTTCTGGCTCTAGTACTAACTTGAGAGTAGATTTAATACCAGATAACTTTCCGGCTCGAGCCATTTATTACATATACCTGGTTAATACAACAACTACGCCTCGTAATATTATCATAAATACTATTGATACAGACGGTGAAACTGTGTTAAAATCTACAACACATACATTAGTCGATGGCAGTGTTTTAGAGATTAAAGCTATCAAAGCACCACCTGATATGCGCACTTTATGTTATGCAGTTACAGAAATGTTATAAACACCTTAAATTTTAAAAGTTATGCCTGAAATTAAAAAAGTTACATTGACAGAAGAGCAAAAAGAAGCCTTCAAAAAATTAGTGGCCAAAATGAGAACTGGCAAAAAGCCTTGGCCACTTTTTAAGAAAAAAGCCGAAGAGGCTAAATAGTTTTTTTATCATCTAAATCTTAAGCATTATGAAAATCAAAACAGAAAATGGAGAGATGAACGTAACATCTCAAGGCCAGGGTTCTTTGAACACTGTGCTTGGTGCTGTCGGAACTGCCGGCGCCATCGGAATGATGAATGGCTTGTTTGGTCGCGGTCCGCGTCCTGACGGTGATGACCGACCGGTTACACGCTACGAGCTCGGTCTCGTTCGTGAATCTATCGCGAAAGACGGTGAATTGGCTGAACTCCGCTCGAAGCTTTATACCAACGAGCAGGTTTCTGGCGTGAAGCAGCAACTAAACGATTTCCAAGCTCAGCAGATGCTGTACAACGGCACCAACAACGCTGCAGTAGCTTGCATTCAAAAGCAAGTCAATGAGTTGTTCGGTCTTACGCGCCTTATGGTGCCAAACAGCAACATCGCACCTGGCTGGGGTCCGTTTCCGCCTGCACCTGAAGCACCTGCAGCTCAATCAAGTTCAACAACCGTGACCAACGGTTAGTAGTTTTTTCATACGCCTGGGGACTCGGCTGAAATATGCCGAGTCCTTAATTAAAAAACCTTATTATGGAATATACTAACTTAGATAAATTGGTCGCGGTTATTGTTGAGTGGCTTAGGCCTTTGGCTAGTACGCTCGCAGGGACTTATCTTAATAAGCTTGATTCTATTGAACGAGCTAACGCTTGGGCACGTAAGTTCTTCCCGGTTTCTGCTGATTATTCTATCACTAATGACTTGGGCTTTTTAGCTATGCCTGCTCTGCAATCAGTAGTTCGTCCTTTTATTCAGTCAAGCCTTGATAAGTTAAACTTAACAGACGAAGCTATTCCGGAGTTTGCTAAGAATACTGTCATGGCTATGGATAAAGAGCTGGAGACTAAGTCCACTATTAGCTTGTTCAATTTAATAGAATTGGATAAGGACGATGTCAATAGGCTGCGCAATCTTATTGAGCGTAACTTACCTATTTCATTTACAGAATATACAGTTGTGAAATAATGAAAACATTTACATTACCTTTATTCTTCCTATGCGTTTGTTACTTGATGTGTATCTTAGCCGTAGTACTTGACCTAATATCTGGTGTGCGTAAGGCTAAAGCTCGCGGTGAATACCGAAGCTCAAGAAAATTGCGGCTGACTGTCGAGAAGCTTGTTAAGTACTTGAATATGATTGCTGTGCTCACATGCATCGATGCTGTTCAGGTTCTTAGCTTCTTTATATTGGCTGCTCAGAGCGGCAAAGCATTTGTTATGCTGCCTGTTTTTACAGGATTGGGCACTATTTTCGTGTGCTTCATAGAGCTGAAAAGTATTTATGAAAAGAACACAGATAAGCGCAAAGCTGAAATGGAAGATACCGCACGGAAAATTAAAGAAGTCCTTTTGGACGAATCAAATAGAGAACTTTTCAAATCACTTTTAGAAAAATTGGAAAAATGACAAATTTACAAAAAGCCGCGGAGCAGGACAGCCAAGCTGCTCCCAATATCTTAGAAGCTATTAAAGCTGGTGAAGTCGGCGGAGGCGGCTCAGCTACTGGATTTACTATTCAGTATTACGCTGAATTACGGCACATAAGCGATAATGAAAAAAATGTATATACTGAAGAAGAAGCTTTAATTGCCGCGCAAAATACAGTAGCTAAGTGGCAAGAAGATTATCCAAACTTAAACTCTTTGAGATTTGCTGCGCTATTTGAGTATCCAAAGGTAGCCGAGCCACATGACTACGATGATTATATTTATTATTACTACGTGACACAATCAGCCATTGATACCTGGCTTGAAAAAGTTGATTGGCTTTATGCAAATGCGGCAAGCTTTGATTCTGATGGCGCACTTAGCCCAGAGCTTATTGCAGAGGCAAAAGAGATTGTCGCGGGCCTAACGCCAAATACATTATTTCAAGCTGACGAGGAAATCGTAGAGGTTGTTATTAATTTTGGCTCGATTGGCAAGATTGGCTATCAACCGTGGCCTTTATATGCTGATGAAAATACGCTCGCGCAAACTGTTGTTTTTTAAACAAATGAGCAGACAATCAGATTTCCTCGATTCAGTATCTCGGCATGCCATAGCTGCTTGCCGAGATACAGCTTTGTTTCCTTCTGTGTGTATCGCGCAAGCTATACTCGAGACAGGTTGGGGCCACTCGACACCCGGTAATAATCTTTTTGGTATGAAGGCTACTGGCAGCCCCAACGTTAATTGGGACGGTTCAGCTGTAGCATGCACCACCTACGAATATATTAACGGAGTAAAAACACGCGTAGTTTCTAAGTTCCGTAAATATAAATCATACGAAGACAGCTTCAGAGACCATAATAGACTGTTTTTGTTCAGCAAACGTTATATCTCTGTGCTGTCTGCCAAAACTCCTGAAGCGCAAGCAAAGGCTATCAAGGCTTGCGGTTACGCTACTGACCCGAAATACGCAGAAAAGTTAATCAACTTAATCAAACAATATAATTTAGAACAATATGACAAATCTTGAATTAGCAAAAGAACAGGGCAATCAAGCTGCGCCGAATGTAATTGACGCAGCCAAAGCCTCTGAAGTTCAAATAGACGTTACGCTTGCACAAGAACAGGGCAACCAAGCAGCACCGCTCATTGCAGATAGCCTTGCAAGCTCTGAATCGTATGATGCTATTAAGCAGCAAGGCAATCAAGCTATGCCCCTGATTGTTGATGCTCTTGCTGGCAGCGGGAGCGATACTGGCTTCGAGTTACTTGATTTTATTGAACAAGATGAAGGTTCGAACCCAGCTCATTTTCCGGTATTTGAGCTTGCGGGTAGTGTCGGATATGAACTTATATATTATGGGCTTTTGCATGATGGCCACAATTTACCAAATTTTACAAAATTATCAGTAAATGACGTAGATTATGATATTTATCCGATGCCAGAAGAGACGCCAGAAGAGACGCCAGAGTCTGGTGGATGTTATTTAATGATACAACAAGCGCTTATTGATTCACAAGAGGCTGCAGATGAAATTAAAGCTGCGATGGGCGTTGACGTAAAAATCGGAGATACATTAGTAATTATGACACTAGATTTAATTACTGAGCAGGCTCTTTCTGGTGATGTACCGTTTACCCTGTACACCGGCCAAGATTCATGGTCTGGCACTTTGCATGAATATATTGATACTAGCTCTGAAGTATTCGTAAATATCGAGCCTAATTCTAACTCTACGGCTTACGAGATTTCAGTTTATACTGATAATGCTTCCAATCCTTATTATAAGATAGGCGATGATGGTGAGTGGACCGAGTACGATTCAAGTAATAAGCCCGAGTTCTATTTGCCCGGTAACTACACTATTTATTTGAAAGCAACTAGTAATTATGACAGTAGCGAAGTTTCTAACTCTGTACCGCTGCAAATTATTGCTAATTTTGACACACCAGAAGTGCATACCGTGGAAGACCCGTCAGCAATGTTTGCTGGATTAGATTTTAGAGTACATTTGGCATCAAATTATGGCAGCAGTGAATTAACTGGTAGAGATGATGTGGTGCTCTTGTATAGAGATAGCGCTACAGCTAATTGGGACGGTTCAGCTGCTATGACTAGTACATCTGATGGCTATTTTGCCGAAGTTGAAGTCGGCTGGGGCCACAAAGCAATTACATACAAAGTTCAAATTGATGGAGTTTCAAGTGATGTTCCTGATTATCATGAATTTGACTTGTTACCAATGACGCCGAGCTTCGTCGACATTATCAACGACCAAGGTACTTACAAAGCTAGATTACGTTTTGGAGCAAACTATCCTGATATGAACACTGTTGAGGCTATTGAATATAGTTTCGATAATGAAAATTGGACCGATGCTGTACATGACGTTGTTTCTGGCTACGAATTGGCCGAATTAGCTTATGATACTGAAAGACATTTACCTGATAGCTTGCATATAAGAACACGCATATCCGCTAATTCTGTAGTTTCCAACATCGTAACCACAGGCTTGAGTGAACGTAACAGGTATATTACACTTGGTCCAAGTTTTTTTAACAATGTATCAGCTGCTAGTATCAATAATAAGCCAGTAGATATAGATATAAATACTATCGCTGGCCTTCAAGTTTTTACAGATGTGCCTTTTATTGTGGCTATTACTCCAGAGCAAGGATATGTTTTTAATAAATCTATAATTACTTATAACGTTTTTGAAACAGGAACAAGAGAAGTATTAACAGAATCTTACAATAATCCAGATTCTTTTGTAGTACCCATTACTGAATATAGTTATAACCTTGATGTTGAACTTCAGCAGCAATCGTCTACAGGCAGAGAATAATCATTATTCTTCCATTCTTGCCATTAACTTCTTTATGTTGACTATGAGCCTCCTCACCGAGGCTCATAGTTTTCTATGAAGTGTTAAAAAAGCATAAAAAATGTGAAAATCAGCAAATTTATATAAAGCTTTTTGTATTTTTGCGATATCAAATTAAAAATAAAAAAATTATGGAACTAAACCTAAATGTAACAGTGAAACTCGATGATAGCTCAAGAGCTCTTATCGAAAATTTATTGAGCACTTTTTCAAACAGAAAAATTGAGCTCAAGCAAGAACAACAAAAACCAATCAGGCAGGAGCCTAAACAAGAGCCTAAGCAGGAACCTAAACAAGAGCCTAAGCAGGAGCCCAAACAAGAGCCTAAGCAGGAACCTAAACAGGAATCTAAACAGGAGCCTAAAAAAGATTCTGATGATTCTATTTCAATAGATGAAATTAGAAGATTGGTACTGCAAAAGATTGACAAACACAGAAATGCGATACGTGCAAAGCTAACAGAAATGAACGTAAAGTCAATTTCTGAACTTGACGAATCACAGTACGAAGCTTTTTATGGTTTTTTAGTTGATTTAGAGTAATGGAACAGCATAGCTTTTTATCCCCATCTGGCTCATCACGGTGGCTAAACTGTACGCCATCTGCTAAACTTGAACATGAGTATGGTGAAAAAACCATTACTGAATATGCTCAAGAAGGCACGCTAGCCCATGAAATTGCTGCACTTACAATCGCCGTTGAACATGATTTGATTAGCGACGAAGTTTATTCTGCCAATATTGAAAAATGCTATTCTTCAGAATTATATAATAATGAAATGAATAAGCATTTAGCTGTTTATGAAGACTACGTAAATAGCAATATGACAGATTCATCATTTGTGTATGTCGAACAACGTGTTGACATAAGTAACTACATACCTGAATGCTTTGGCACAGTCGACTGCTTCATTATCACAGAGAACAAATTAGAAGTCATAGATTTGAAGTATGGCAAAGGAGTTCCTGTGTATGCTGAAGGAAATACACAGTTACGAATATATGCATTGGGCATTTTGGATTTTCTTGACTTTACTAATACTGATATATCTGAAATTACTATTACGATTGTACAGCCAAGACTTAATAACATTAGTAGTGAGTCGTTCTCAAAAGAAGAATTACTCGATTGGGCTGATAACTATTTAGTACCGAGAGCTCAATTAGCTTTTGCTGGTGAAGGCGAATTGCAAGACGGTAACTGGTGCAAGTTCTGCTCTGTCAAACATCTTTGCCAAAAGCTGTATGAAGAAACTATCAATATGGCAAAGCACGATTTTAGCAAAGGCTTTATTATATCTGATAACGAAGTTGTCGATATTTTATCAAAATCAAAGTTGATAAAAGATTATATAGACGCCGTCGAAGAATATGCAATAAAGCAATCAAAGGACTTAGCAAAAAAATGGCCTGGCTTTAAATTAGTAGAAGGCCAATCTAGACGTAAGTGGGCAAAAGACGATGAATCAGTAATTGCAGAAATTCATGAGAAACTACCAGAGTACGACCCGTGCGAACAGAAATTAAAATCGTTTACTACCGTCGAAAAAGAACTTGGCAAAGAACTGTTTTCAACTATTAAAGACCTCGTTATAAAGCCAAGTGGAAAACCTATTTTAGTACCAGATTCTGACAAACGCGAAGAATTATCAACGTCAGCTTTGACAGATTTTAACAAAGAGTAAAAAACCAAATATATTATTAACCTTTTAAAATTTAGAAAAAATGAGTGAACAATTAAATTCGAAAGTTATTACAGGCAAAGTTAGATTTTGCTATGTACATGTTGATGAGCCGTATCGCATGAACGAAACAGACAAACCTAAATATACGGTTTGTATTCTCATTGACAAAGAGGACACCGAAACTCTTGGCAAAATTAAGAAAACAATTGAAGCGGTGAAGCAGGCAAATCGCTCAAAGCTTGTCGACAAAAAAGGCAATTTCCCCGCATCATTGTTCAATCCTCTTAGAGACGGTGATGAGGAACGTGGCGATGATGAGGCATTTGCCGGCAAGATGTTTCTCAATGCCAAATCAGAAAAACGTCCTGGTATTGTGGACGCGAACTTAGACCCGATTTTGGACTTGAGTGAGTTCTATTCTGGATGTTACGGCCGTGCCTCAATTACTTTCTTTGCTTTTGACAACAAGACAAAGGGAATCGGTGTTGGGCTGAATAACCTTCAAAAGTTAGAAGACGGCGAATCGCTGTCTGGTGGAGCTTCCGCTGCTACTGATTTTGCAGATTAAACTATAATATTCAAAAAAAATAAAAAAAACAAAATCAATGCGGTTTTGGTTTTTTGGCTTCTTGTTTTTGCATTTGGTTTTTGCAAGGAGTATTTTTTACAAAACCGCATTTTTATAAAAACTAAAAACTATGCAATACTTATTTATAGATATCGAAACATTCTCGTCTGTTGATATCAAAACATCTGGTATGTATAAATACATTGAATCAGATGATTTTGAAATTTTGTTAATTGGTTATTCTCTTGATGGCATTAACGTCAATGTTATTGATTTATTAAGTGGCGAAGAAATTCCTGAAGAATTTGAAAACGCAATGCTTGACGAGAATGTTGTTAAAGTTGCGCATAATGCTTCATTTGAACGCGTTTCTTTGAATAAAATTGGCTATACTACCGAAACAAAAGAGTGGCTGTGCACAGCCGCTCTATCTGCATATAATGGGCTGCCATTATCATTGGACCAAGTTTCAAAAACACTTGACCTTGTAGATAAAAAGCAAGCTTCAGGAAAGCTGCTTATTAAATACTTTAGCTGTCCAGTAAAACCTAGAGCTGGAAATGGTTGGCAAGAACGAAATTATCCTGAACACGCACCCGACAAATGGGAACTCTATAAAGAGTATAATAAATATGACGTGCTCGCTGAGATAGAGATATTCAATAAATTAAAGCATAGCCTTTTACCGAAGTTTGAAAAAGATGTATATGTTTTAGACCAATGCATAAACGATAGAGGCATCTTAATAGATGTTGAATTGGCTAAAAAATGCATTGACCTAAACGAACAAAATACTGCTGAGCTAACTAGCAGAGCTATAGAAATAACAGAACTTCCAAATCCAAATTCAGTTTCACAACTTAAGGGCTGGATTCAGGATAAAACTGGAATAGCTGTGCAATCACTAGCGAAAGACCAACTAGATACAATCAGAGAACAATTCGATGACCCCGATATTGACGAAGTTTTAGATATTAGAGCTCAATTATCACGGTCATCAGTCAAGAAATATTATGCTATGCTTTCTTGTCTTTGCAAAGATAATAGAGTTAGAGGCACATTTCAATATTACGGCGCATCACGTACTGGACGATGGGCTGGACGATTGTTGCAATTGCAAAATTTACCTAAAAATCATACTTCAGATATTGATGGCTTAAGAAACGATTTTAGGAATCAACCACTAGAATCGCTATCAATTTTATATAGCAATATATCTGATTTGCTATCACAACTCGTGAGAACGTGCTTCATTTCGCCAGAACATCAAAACTTAATCGTGGCCGACTTCTCTGCAATTGAAGCACGTGTAGTCTCATGGCTTGCTGATGAAGAGTGGAGATTAGAAGTTTTTAGAGGTGATGGCAAAATATATGAAGCAGCTGCTGCTCGTATGTTTAATGTACCTATCGAAAGTGTTACAAAAGATTCAGACCTTAGAGCAAAAGCTAAAAATGCTGAATTGGCACTTGGCTATGGTGGCTTTGTTGGTGCTATGAAACGAATGGGTGGTGATAAGATGGGATTGAGCGAAAATGAAATGATAAGCATCGTTAATGTTTGGCGCGCAGCTAATAAGAAAATTGTGAACCTGTGGGCTGAATTAGACGAATGCGTAAGACGTTGTATAGGACTTCAAGAACACGTTGAACTAGAAAAGAAAAATTACAAACTGCTATTTGATTATTGCGATGATGGCTGTTTACGTATAACTTTACCGTCAAACAGAACACTTTGTTATAGAGAAGCTCGCATATCTAAGAACAAAATTCTGTATTCTGGCATTGAGCAAACAACGAGACAATGGATGGAATTAGATTTGTACGGCGGTAAAATTACAGAGAATGTTGTGCAAGCTATTTCACGTGATATACTGTGCGAAAGCATGATTGCACTTGAAAAAGCTGGCTTTAAAGTTGTTATGCATGTGCATGATGAGGTAATTGCAGAATACAACGAGGATAAAACTGCATTGCAGAAAATGATTGGCATAATGAGAATTTCTCCGAAGTGGGCTCCTAATTTACCTCTTAATGCTGCTGGATTTATTTCAAAGTACTATATGAAAGACTAATATGCAACAGTTAAATATAGCAATTGGTAATTCTGTTTTATCTAAAAAATGGGTAAATAAACAAATAGATTGGCGTGATTTTACAACGAGAATAAAAAATCCAGTTATAACGCACGAAACTCTAAATGAATATTTGCATTTTAGTAAAGCAGAGCAGAATCATATCAAAGACGTTGGCGGATATGTCGGAGGCCTCTTAGCCGATAACTCACGTTCAAAAACCAGCGTACTGTCGCGTTCAATGATAACGCTTGATATTGATTTTGCAAATAGTAATACTTGGTGGGACTTTACAACTCTATATAATTGCGCAGCTATCATTCATGCAACTCATAAATCTAATGAGTCGAATTTAAGATTGCGCTTAATTATACCGCTTGAGCGAGATGTATCGCCTGAAGAATATCAAGCAGTATCGAGAAAAATAGCACAATCAATAGGTCTGTCTCAGTTTGATAGGACTACGTTTGATATTAACCGTTTAATGTTTTGGCCGTCAATACCAAGTGACGTAAAATATTATTGTTATGAGCAAACCGGTAATTTTTTAGACCCAGATACAATTTTAAGTACATACGAAGACTGGAAAGATTTTGAATCTTGGCCTAAATTTGAAGACGAGCAACAAACAGTTGTAATTGGCAAAAACCAAGAAGACCCACGTGATAAGAAAAACATCGTCGGACTATTTTGCAGAACGTTCAGTATCGAAGATGCGATAGAGAAATTTCTCAGTGACAAATACATATCTTGCGGTGATAATAGATACACATATACTGGAGGTACCACATCTGGTGGTGCTATAACTTACGAGAACTTATTTTTGTATTCGCACCACAGCTCAGACCCAGCTTCTGGTAGATTATGCAATGCTTTTGATTTAGTTAGAATACATAAGTTTGGATATCTAGATAGAGGCCAACATAAAGATGAAACTAAATCACAGAGCTATAAAGCTATGGAGCAATTTGTGACATCAATAGATGAAATCAAATTGCAAATTGCGAGTGAAAAATTTAATACACTGAAAGAGGAATTTGGAAGTTTTACTAAACAACCTAGTGAAGTCATTGAAGAAAATACTGATTGGCTAAAAGATTTACAAATCGATAAATCTGGAAAGTTCGTTAGTTCTGCTAATAACATAAACATAATTTTTGAAAATGATACTAATATAAAACTGTTATTCAGGCTTAATACTTTTTGCAATAAAATTTATATTATGTATTCACCACCGTGGCGAATTATTGACGGAGATGAGCCAATGCGTGATATAGATTTTTCTGGAATTAGAAACTACTTTGAATGTGTTTATGGTATTTCATCAAATTCAAAAATAGAAGATTCATTGGTATTAACTGCTGAAAAGCATAACTACCATCCCGTAAGAGATTATCTTAGCTCATTGACTTGGGACGGTAAAAATAGGATTGACCATCTTTTGCATGAATATTTTGGCGCTGAAGATTCTGAGTATACAAGTGCAGCAATGCGCAAAAGCTTATGCGCAGCAGTAGCAAGAATATTTAATCCTGGTATAAAGTTCGATAATCTGTTAGTTTTAGTTGGCGCGCAAGGTACATATAAAAGCACATTTTTCAAAAGACTAGGACGAGAATGGTTCAGTGATACTTTTCTATCTGTCCAAGGAAAAGAAGCATTCGAGCAATTAAACGGTGTGTGGATTATGGAAATTGCTGAATTAGCTGGACTTAAAAAAGCAGAAGTCGAATCAGTAAAACACTTTATATCAAAATCAGAAGATACGTATAGACCGGCTTATGGCAGAGTCGTAGAAACGTATAAGAGGCAATGCATATTCTTTGGTTCAACTAACCAAGTTGAATTTTTACGTGATGAAACTGGTAATAGACGATTCGTTCCAATTCAAGTATGTTTCGAAGATAGAACAAAATCTGTTATTGATGATTTAACAAAAGCAGAAGTCGACCAAATTTGGGCCGAAGCCGTAAGCTTATACTTAAATGGAGAAAGCTTATTTTTCTCTGCTTTCGAAACAAAATCAGCAGAAGCATCACAGCTCGTTCACATGGAAATTGATAATAGAGCTGGAGTTGTCGATGAGTATTTGAATGTGTTGCTACCAAAAAACTGGGACAATGTTGGATTAGATGCTAGACGTGATTTTTTCTTGAGCAGCAAACCTGTTGAAAAGGGCAATGTGCGAACTGAAGTATGCGCAATGGAAATTTGGTGTGAATGCTTTAATAAAGAACGCGCCGATTTTTCACAAAAAAGCTCAAGAGAGATTTCAAAAATTATGAGTGCACTTGTCGATTGGGAATATGTACAAGCTAGTAAAAGATTTCCAATTTACGGAAAACAACGGTACTTTAAAAGAAAAATGTTATGAGGCAAATGTTAGAAAGCGAAAAAAATCTTGAGCGCAAACTTAATAAGGCAATCAAACAAAATGACGGAATCTGCGTAAAGTTGTTAACAACTTTTTCAAACATTGGTTTGCCAGACAGAATGTGCATTCTCAAAAATAAAGTATTTTTTGTTGAGCTTAAGTCAACTGGCAAAAAGCCTAGACCTATTCAGATTTTTATGATTAACAAACTTAGGAACCTTGGCTTTAACGTTTACGTTGTTGATTCAACTAAATCTATGGAAAGCATGTTCTCAGATGAGGGTATTATATTTCTTAAAAACATCACTGGGCATACCCAGGATAGTCCAGAATGAGTTATTTTGCCTCAGACGATATATTTATCGTCCAAAGAAAAATAGCGCATCCAGGGCTATCCAGGGCGCTTCGTTTACACTTAAAAATCTTGAAAAAATTTATGGATATAAAAGACCTACATGCTTATCAGCAACATTGCATTACACACATACTGACGCATAAAAAATGCGGTCTATTTTTAGATATGGGGTTAGGCAAAACTGTTATCACACTCACTGCAATAGAAAAACTGATGTTTGATTATTGCGAAATAAATTCAGTACTTGTCATTGCGCCAAAACGAATAACAGAATCAGTTTGGGACGTCGAAGCACAAAAATGGGACCACTTAAAGCACTTGCGTTTTTCAAAAATAATTGGTACGCAAAAACAAAGATTATTAGCCTTAAACGAAAAAGCAGATATTTATCTTATTTCTCGTGATAACATAAGCTGGCTGTGCGGATTATATGGCACAAAACTGCCTTTTGATATGGTAGTAATTGATGAGCTAAGTAGTTTTAAGTCGCATAGGTCACAACGATTTAAAGCGCTTAAGACATGCCAACCTAATTTTATACGCTTTGTTGGATTAACTGGAACACCTGCGCCAAATAGCTTAATAGACCTATGGCCGCAAATCTATTTCATGGACAGAGGCGAGCGTTTGGGTAAAACTATAGCGGCGTATAGAGCTAAATACTTTTCACCAGGCAAACAAAATGGTAATATTGTATATTCGTACGGTTTACTTAAAGGCGCTCATCAAGAAATTCACCAAAAATTATCAGATATTTGTATAAGCATGAAAGCAGAAGATTACATATCTATGCCGTTGCGAACAGATAACTACATAGAGCTATCATTACCAAAAGAACTGCATGAAAAATATGAAGAGTTTGAACGCGATAAGGTACTTGAGTTAATTAGTAATGAAGAAGCAATAGCTGTTACAAATGCTGCAGCCTTGTCAAATAAGCTTTTACAATTTTCCAACGGCGCAATTTACACAGAAGATAGTGAAGTAGTACCTATTCATGATATTAAACTTGAAGCAGCTAAAGAGATTGTTGAGAACGCAAATGGCCAACCTGTGCTAATAGCATGGCAATACAAGTTTGATAGAAATAGATTGATGGAATGCTTGCACACATACAAACCAAGAGAACTTAAAACTCTTCAAGATATTACTGATTGGAATAATGGCGATATACAAGTTATGCTCGCGCATCCAGCTTCAGCTGGCCACGGCTTAAACCTACAAGCCGGTGGAAATATAATACTTTGGTTTGGTTTAACATGGAGCTTAGAACTATATAAGCAGTTTAACAGTAGACTTTATAGGCAAGGCCAAACTAAGAATGTTATAGTAAATCATCTAGTTATGAAGAACACGCATGAAGTTGATGTGTTAAACGCCCTTCGAAGAAAAGAAATATCACAAAATGCTTTACTTGACAGCTTAAAAGCAAGAATCAAACAATATAGTAACCTATTTAAGTAAAATTATGAATGTATTAGAAAAACAAATCGGCGGCACACATTATAGCGAATTGCCGTATCAGCCAATCGAGTTAATCTATAAATTAGATTTAGGCTTCATACAAGGAAACATCATCAAATACATAACGAGATGGAGGTTTAAAAATGGTATAGAAGATTTGAAAAAAGCAGAACACTATTGCGAACTTGGCTTTTATTATGAAGAGACAAGTAGTAAATATTCTCGCAGATACAGATACACTTCTTCACACGTAGTTAATGAAGCTGATAAATATGTTGAACAAAATGCATTGACTAATACTGAAAAAGCTATTATAGTCTTTGTAGCTCTTGGGCAATATTTGAATGCGAAAAAAATTATAACTGAATACATTGAGAAACAGAGCAATGTTAAAAAAGCATAAAAAATGTGAATACTTATAACCTTTATCAACATTTTTTTATATATTTGCGTTATTAAAATTAAACTTAAAAAAAATCATTATGAAAAAATCAAAAAATGCTTTACTGCTAACACTTGGGCACAACTCAAGTGCGATTTGGACAAATGGCGACGTAGTATTTGGCTACGAAACAGAACGATTAACTGGCATAAAAGGAGATAGCTCATTTCCTTGGCTGCCTATTTGCGAAATACTGAAACATATTAGCTCAGTTGACGCTAACTTGTCAGACATCTACATATCTGATTGGTTTTGCACTGAATCATATAGTGAAAAACATGATTTTGGTATCAACGTTTCAAAATATTTTTCAAAAACACAAATGGACAAAGTCACGCAGCTTTTTTGCGGAAATGTTCATAGGCTATCAGATTCTTTTACACACCATGATGCTCACGCGTATAGTGCACTTAATTTTTATGGCAAAGACGATTATGAAGGACATATACTGGTTTGTGATGGTTTTGGCACCACTACAAATGATGGCACCGAAGTATTGTCTTTGTACGAAAGAAAAAATGGCAAATTGAATTTAGTGTACAGAGATAGGAATTTAACCCGTTCGCTTGGACTATTCTACCAATATGCTACATCAGCTTGTGGAATGCGCGAAAACAAAGATGAGTACAAACTGCTCGGTTATGAAAGCAAAATAGCGAGTTTATATACAAATAACGACAATGAATGCGTGAGGTCACTGAGCGAAATCAACGAAATAATTAGTTTAATCTATGACCATTTCGTCGGTAAAAATGAAATAATCGCGCCAAAAGAATATCACACTTTTGCAGATTCATTGAACGGATTAAAAAATGATTGGCATTATATCTTAAACAGCTTTACAAAATATGTTTCTGGTGATACAAAACGTATCATAATTGGCTATATTGCTCAATCTGTTATTGAGCGCGTTATCCTTCAATACATACGCAGATTTAACATCGAAAACTTATTGGTCGCAGGCGGTGTATTCTACAATGTAAAATTAAATAGAGCAATTTACGATAACATTCATGGACAGATTTGCTTATTTACTCCTTTAGCGGGTGACCAAGGTGCCGCAACTGGCTTTTATCTATATGATACTGGGGAATATGTACCAGTTTACAAAGAAGGCTTAAGAATTGGGTATTTTGAAAAGCATAACAACTCGCAAAATAAGTATGCTAACGAATTTATCCAAAGTAAAATAAAAAAATATGTTAATTCTTCTGTAGACTTAAAGCAGCTAGGCCTTGATGATGAGAGCTATTGCATAGAAATTTGCAAGTTTTCAGAAATGAATCGCCCAACATTAGAAAATATCGCTGATTTAATAGCAAAAGGCAATATTGTAAATATTGTCAAAGGTGATATGGAATTTGGCCCAAGAGCATTGTGCAATCGTTCAACATTGTTTAACCCAAAACACAAAATTGGAGAAGCTGTAAACTTATTGAATGGCAGAAATGAAGTTATGCCATTTGCGCCCGTTATGTTGCGCAGTCAAGCAGATTGGCTATTTCATGATTCTGATTTACTAAAATCAGATAACTATATGATATGCTCACACACTTACACTAAGCATGTTGAATTATATAAGTATTCAGCAGCAATGCTAAACTTACCTTTTACGTGTGATTTCACTGGACGTCCGCAAATTATTGAAGAAAAAGATTGCCCACACTATGATGTGCACATGAAAATAATCCTTGAATATTTGAAACGCGAATACGATATTAGTATGATTGTAAATACTAGTTTCAACGCTCATGGCAACCCTATTGTGTTTAGCTTTAAAGACGCTATTGATAATTTCATTATTCAGTTGCGCAATTATAAAATGTCATATTTGCTTGATTACGGTATCGGATTACCATATTTGTTTTTATTTATCTAAATTATTAAGTTATGTTTAAAGATTCAAAAACCGCGCCAAAAGTAATTGCTTTTTCTGGTGCATGCAATTCAGGCAAAACAACTTTAATCAGACAAGTTGCTTCTGTTTTAGCTACACGTGAAATAAATGTTGTTAGCATTTATGATAACATTCACGGACTAATAGATTCAACAGGATTGTCGATTGACGAACTTCGCAAAAACCAGCAAGAATTTTTCGCTGTTGAGCAAGTAGCCATTTGTGAAAAAATTAAAAATGAAACTGAAGCAATTAGAAGCGTAAGAAACGGTATTATTTTAATTGACAGAACGCTGTTTGATTCATACTATTATCTTACGAAATACGTTCATGATGCTAATGTTACATGTACGCCAATGTTTAAAGAATTTAAACGCTATGCGTTAGCTGCGGCTAGATATGCTTCAACTTCTATTTATGATAAAATCTACATCTTAGACCCGATTACATCTATAGAAAGTAATAAGTATCGTCCCGTTAATCTCTTACGCGAACAGCTAAATGAGTATGAAACTATCAAAGAAATCATCTTCGAAAACTGTGCAGATTCTTGCAAAATTATTTGTGCAGATAATAGACAAAAAATATGCGCTGAAATAGTGAATTTAGCAATTGACGAAAAATAGAAAAAATGAAACAGCTTAGAATTACAAAAATTAGAAAAGTTCGTACACCAGAATATGGTACGAATGGCTCAGCTGGTATCGATTTTTTCGTGCCAGAAGATTTACAGCGTAATCTATACGTTGGGCCGAAATCAGATATTTTAATACCATCTGGAATTAAAGCCGATATACCTGATGGATACATGCTAGTGTTCAAAAATAAATCTGGTATTGCAACATCGCAAGGTGCAATGCTTTGCGCTGGAAAAAAGCCAAAAGCTACTCAGCCAATTAGTAGCTTAATAGTTGGCGCTTGTGTTGTTGACAGCGATTACCAAGGAGAAATGCATATACACCTCATAAATGTTGGCGGTCAAGAAGTACAGATTATGCCAGGTATGAAAATTGCACAAGCTATTTTAGTGCCGGTTGAACACGCTAACATAGTTGAAGTATTAGAACCAGACCTTTTTTCTGATGTTTCTGAACGTGGCTGCGGCGCTTTTGGTTCAACAAATAAATAATTGTACTATGTTAAAATGCAGAAAAGGCGATACTGTTTGCTTGTTAGATTGTCCGTGCTTTGGCGACCTACACGAAACGACAGTTATTTCATCAGGCAGAATGTATATAAAGGTACAATACTCACCTTTTTATAGATTTAGTGCTGATACGCTTTATAATTTAGACGGCTCTGGCAAAATATTTATAGGCTCCAAGCAACAATATCTCAGTGCTAAGAGACATACACAGGAGCGCATAACTGTTTTGGAGCGAATTAAAAGTAAGCTAACTGAGCTATCTTTGATTCAATTGCGTGATATAGAATATCAACTTAATCAGATGCTGAGCTAATGAAAAGGACTATAATACGTATTGTCATATACGTCATACTAAGTTTGGTAAGTTGTGCTTTAGCTGCGCTGTTTGGCTTGTCTCAAAAACAAGTCAAACAGCAAGCTAAGCGCATTGAACGCCAGGACCTAATTATTGACAGCCTACTCGCACGCCGTATGCACGTTTTTGATGTCAAAATGACAGTTACAGATAAAAGCAAAAGCGTTGTATATGGTAAATACAACAAAGGCAATATCAATATGCCTACAGAAAAAATTTACATTTTGGACTTTGATACTCTTAAAGTTAATTAGTATGGACTGTGATTTTGAGCCATTCAGAATTAAACGCAAAAAGCATGTGAAACAAAAGTTACACAAGCAAAAGCGTAGAAACGTATACGCCGGTAGGCTTCACGTCAAAAAAGATTTACCCAGGCGTGGTCATACCTTTTGGGCTTCAGAAATCAACATGGCTAATTATGGCGCAGCAATTGCAAGTACAAAAACACATAAACGTAATAATAAACATTAAAAAGCTATGAGTAATTATGGTATTGCGCCGACACTGATGGCCGCAACTGAATATTTACATAAAAAACAAAAAGCTATGGAAAAATCATGCATTTGGAATATTAAACCAGTTATAAAAGAACGGAAACTCCCAAAGACCTGGGAGGAATTTTGCGAAATGTTTCCGATTAAAACTGGAGAATGCTATATTAACGATGGTAGTGATTTGAGAAAAATCAAAAATAAACAAATATTTAGATTTTCGGCCTCTGACAGAAACGTTCTTCCCGACAGCGCCACTGCTGAGGCCGTCCTCGCGCTGTGCCAGCTTATCCAGCTGCGAAATTGCTACAATGGCGACTGGGCGCCGAATTGGACTGATGATTATTATAAATTTATGATAGAATTTAAAGGGGGTGAAATTTACTGCTCTGTGTGTATACACCTGTCTCTTTCTCCTCTATACTTCAAAACTGCCGAGCTGCGCGACGAGTTCCTGCGCAACTTCCGTCCACTTGTTGAAAAACTTAAACCATTATATGGTATTATTTAAATAATAAACATTAAAAAACTACAAAAATGAAAAAGAAAGTAAGAAAAATGAGTGATATGCAAAGAGCGCGTATCCTTGACAAAAACAGTAAAGTTTTTTGGCGTTTAAATAAAGCGCTATCAGTTAGAAATACAAAAGATGCCATGGACGTAGATAGGCTGTTGCCTTTAGTATCATTTGGGCTATTGCCGCCTTTAGCTTTTAAAGATTTTGGTGCAAGGATGGCAAATACAAAAATGCATAAGAGAAATAATGTATAAAACATCGCTGAGCATACCCAGGATAGTCCAGAATGAGTTATTTTGCCTCAGACGATATATTTATCGCCCAAAGAAAAATAGCACATCCAGGGCTATCCAGGGCGCTTTGCTTACAATTAAAAATCTTGAAAAAATTATAAAAGCTATGTATACAGAAGACCAATTAAACATATTGAGAAATAAACTCTCAATATTAAAAACACTTAAAAATGATATGCATTACATGACTGTAGGTAAGCCTAATGCAATAACTATAAATATGACTAATTGCAGTAATGTTACAGTAGGAAACGCTGAGTTGCTTAATGGTATATGTAAAATTGTAAGCAACTACCTTTCAAATAGAATACGAACCCTTACAGATGAAATAGACAATACAATAATTATTAACCCATCAAAATTATAAAAAGTTATGGAAATTTATGCAGAAACAGCCTTATGTATAAAAAAGTATTAAAAAGCTATTCAATAGATAACTATGAAACCTTTGTTAAAAAAATAAATGCTGAAATACCTATTGATAATATAATTAGTATATCAGAACGCGGTAACTTAGCTAACCACATTTTTACTGTTTGGTTTTATGAATATATAAGAGTAGAAGATTAAAAATTTTTAACAACATAAAAGAAAAAATTATAAAAGGTTATGGAAATTTATGCAGAAACAGCCACATCAGCTTTCGAGTTATTATACGATAACATAATGAAATTTGGCGTTGACATGCAGAATGGTACAAAAGGATTGTACAATGTTTCAATACATTTAGCAAATCCAACGGACCGTTTAATAACAACGCCTTGGAGAAAATTTAGCCCAACGTATGCTGAACGTGAATGGCAATGGTATTTGTCTGGCAATCCAAGTGTGCATGAGCTTGAAAAGCACGCTCCAGTTTGGAAAAATATGCACAATGGCAATCAAATGGTGCAATCTAATTATGGTTGGTTATGGAACAGAAATAAGCAGTTGGAGAAGTGTATTAACCAACTCATGAAGGATAAGACATCACGTCAAGCTTGGGTTACATTCTATGATGGCAAAGAAAAAGACAATTATGCTTTTGATACGCCATGCACTATCGGTATCGGTTTTTATATTCACAATGATTTATTAAACGCAACGTGCGTGATGCGCTCATGTGATTTGGTGTTCGGTTTTTGTAATGACCAGTATTGTTTTACAAAGCTTCAACAACATGTTGCTAGAGCATTAAATTTAGAAGTCGGCGAATATACGCATTTTGCTAATAACTTGCATATCTATGAACGTCATTATAATATGAAGAAGGATTTCGATGAAAGCTTTGACACAAGACACTGATTATTTAGTTGTTTATGGTTTAGAAAAAGTTCTTCATTTGCTTGACACGTATTCTATCTATATTTGCGAATATGATGATTTTGTAGAATATTTAATATCAAATAACGGCAATGATTCAGAAATAAAACAAGCAACTTTAGAAATTACAGAACGCGGAAATAAATTTTTCAAATCGGACAAAAATTCAATTTACTTTATTTCAAAATTTACAAAAATATGAAAAAGTTTTTTTATTACGCTGGACTCATATTTTTTGCACTAATCTTTTTGGCAAGTTGCGTAATAATCATGGCTGCCAGATTAGTATTATCGTTTGGTTATGCTATGATTGGTAACTGGAAGCAAGCAAAAACGCTAATTAAAAATCTATTTTGGATATGACAGACGAAGAATACGAAGATTTTCTAAATGATAATGGCGATGACAGGTTTGGTAGCATACAGTATCATGTTATCATAAAACCGGCAAAAGAACGCAAAAATGAATTACGAAAACAAATCGTGATAGATGCGATGTCGCAAGACATTATAAATTTATCAGAGGATATAACAATTAGTGATAAACAATGGCTCGTTAAAACTCTCAACTCACGTAGTGATTCATTACTTGCTAAACATGAACGTAGAATAGCTGTTACGATTAGAAAAATACTTGCACCGCTTATCCCATGGGTTTTACGTCGTGCGGCATATTCATTTCCCGAATCAATACATTGGAGCTCAGGCTTCTTGTACACGATTGACAAACAAAGATTCGATGAATACTCAAAAGAATTGCAAGAGGATGTTATAGAAAATACGTCGTTTACTAAAGAAGCACTTTATGAAGCTTTTGCAGAAAATAACGGCAAGATAAATTACTGGGTTGATTACAAACTGCCACATTACTTTGAGCAAGGAACAGAAATAAAAATTTTGCAAGAACATGGTGCTGATTTTTTACCGCTTATTGACAGAAATATCCTCAAAGCGATATATCACAGAAGAAAAATGGCTACAAAACAGTTATCTGTTTTAACGAAAATAAAAAAGAACGTAATTACATACGGCGATTTATTAGTAATTGAGCCATTATGGTTTGATATAATTTATAAACACAAAATTGAAATAATAAATGATAAAAATAGTAGAATGCGCAAAGTTGAATGAAAACGACGAATACTGTTTCACGAAAGTAATTTATTTCTTAAAAATTAAAATTTACGAATATACTTTTATTTCAACAAAAACAGAATACATAAAAGAGTATAAATCACAAAAAATTGGTTTTTAGACATGGAAAATAGTGCTTTATTTATCACAGACGAGGTTTATGGCAACCGTCTTTTGGATTCGTTATCAACATTTGGATTTGCACCGAGAACTCACGGCATTGAAAATGTTATGCAATTTATAGATAAAAGCTATATCGGCTTTTGTATTTTGCATATAACGTCTGATGTAACCAAATATAAGTTGCTAGCTACAGAATTGCGTGACGCGTTTCCAAACCTTGTTATCGTTGCTATTTTTGAGATGATAACTAATGATGCCACAGTAATGGACTTACTTCAATACGGGTGTAATTTCGTAGTTACATATCCGTACTCTTTGCCAGTTGTCGCTAAAATGTGTATTATGAACGACATCTTCTTTACGCCTAAAATTTCTAAAAAGCGTACGCTAAAATTTGGTAACGTCGTGCTCGACCAAGATGCAAGAATTTTATCAATTGGCGATATTGATTTACACACTATACCGAGAATGGCAGCCAATGTTTTAGCTATGCTAATGACTAATGGCTCATCGATGACTTTACGTAGGAGTTTGCTAGTTAATATTTGGCACGCCGATAACTATTACACATCAAGAAGTTTAGATGGTAACATTGCCACATTGCGCAAAATACTAACTGGAAGTAATGTTAGAATTGAGCTCGTTAAAAGCAGAGGCTACTATTTAAGAGAAGTGGTAGAATGAACTTTTTTAATAAAAGTTTTCAACAACTTAGAAATCGTATTAAACATTTTTGTATTTTTGCGATGTCAAATTAAAAAATAGCAATATGAATGGTAATTATTCAAATGACGGCGAAAACATGCCGCACGAACTTACAGTTGAATGCGAATGCCAATGCGTTCTTGAAGGCTTCGCGAAAGTAACAACAGAAGACGCTGAGCGTTACAGTGATGATGGCAGTAGCCAATATGACTTTTCGCAATGTGACTTCAAGAGAGATTTTGAAGATACATTTTTAACACCGCGTCAACTTATCACGCGCCTATATAATATAGAATTAGAACGCGTGTGCAATGGCACAGCCGATACCAATACTAATTTGGCTATGAAAAGCTGCGAAGTTTGGATGGAATGCGGTACAGAAGATATTTCTGTTAACATGCGTTAAAAAATGGTAATTTTACGAACATCCATTGTTAATAACTTTTTTGAAAAAAGTATCGCAAACTTAGAAATCGTATTAAACTTTTTTGTATTTTTGCGATATCAAATTTATTCAATTATTCACCAATTAAATTTTTAACGGTATGAATTACAAAAAACAAACGAGCAAGGCGCTCAAGGAAAAACTGAATGACGCAACCCTCTCAGCTGAGGAGCGTGAAGAAATCACCGCCATTTTAACCGCACGTGGCGTGTCTATCGAAAATGAAGCGGCTAACGAAAAGCCGACCATCGAAAGTAAGCTGAAAGCAGCTAAGGAAGCGGTCGCAGAAACTGAAGAGGCCACTGAGCAAAAGCCCAGTGAAACCAAAAAGAAAAAGCTCACTGAGGAAGAGCTCAACGCTCTGGTCGACCAGTGCAAGGTCAACATCAACCACAAGTGCAGCGTCGTTCCTTTCAACACGGCTGAATGGAAAGATGGCGTTATCAGCGGAATCATGATTGATTCGCGCAACAACAAGGTCATCTATACCATTCGCCTCATCGAGAACAACAAGCGTATTGCCAAGTCTAGCGACAGCCCGTTGCTCAAGATTAGCGATGAGGTTGTCGAATCTGCCATCAAGACGAGAACCAGAAACGCGAAGAAGAAAACCGATGAGGCCTTCGCTGAAGAAACTGAAATTGCTCTCAGTCACATCTATGACACGCTGATTATCGGCGATGAGACGATTGGCACTATTGAGGCCATTATCCTCAATACTAAGACCAAGTCAGTCATCTACAAGGTCAAGGACGCTGATGGCAAATTCCAGTTCAAGACCTACAATGCCGACTACACCTACGTCGCAATCGAGGAGGATGACACTGAAACTCTCGAGAAGGCGGCCAAGTACATTGAGCGCTTTAAGCTCAAACTCAACCTTACTCCTGAGCAGCAGCTCATTGCTCTTCAAGGTAAACGCAAAAAGCTTGAAGAAGCAATCGCTGAAATCGACAACAAAATCAGAAAGTTGGTCGACGCCCAATCTGCAGAAAACACCGAAACTGAGGCTGAAGCTGAAGACAGTGAAAACGCCGAGGATGACGGTGACAATGAATAATAATTTAACGCCGAGAGCCGCTATCCACGATAGCGGCTCTTTTAATGTCAAAAAATATGGGTTTATTTCGCAAAAAGAAAAAACAACGTTGTATAGCCATAATCCAAAATGTGTGCTTTATGCAAGAATATAAGTATTTTGGCTTAGAGCTACAGCGAACCATGACAGATATAGATATTGGTGTGTTTATCAAAGAAGATGGCACAGTAGCATATCAGCCTGTTAAAATACCGATTGATAAAAAGAAACGTCAAGAGGTTATTGACGCAGTTGATAATACCATGTCATATATATTTGAAAATAGGCCAATTCCCGATAACTTCACACAAATTCTTTTATCAGTTTTGGTAAAATTTTCTTATGGACGTGTAATTGATGCAAATCAGTTGAAATGATAAACGCATTGAACTTTAATCTAAAAAGTTTAATAAACTTAGTTCCATGTAAAATATATTCATTATTTTTGCAGTATAAAATTAAAGTTATTCACCAATTTAATCATCAGTAATTATGGCAAACTTAATGAGTATGGCAAAAGCAGCATTCAAAGACTGCGAGCTTTCTCTGATTGACAGGAAAGCACTTGAGAACCTCAAGCATCCAAAGGCGATTACAGTCGATGTTATTATTACAACAGCATTTGACTGTGAAAATCCATGCGTATCATTCATTGGCTTAAAGCTCTCTGAGCTACCAAAAACATTATCCATTATTAAACCTGAGCTGCTACAAAGTTGTTTTATCTACTTAAACGTAGAGAACAACGATTCTACCGAGATTTATAACGAATTGCTCGGTACATTTAATGCTGATGGTATTCTTAGACTGGAATCATTAAGCTTTGTTCCAAAGGAGAACGAAGAGCTAAATGACCACATCTATACGTTCATTACAGACAGAGAAGAACTTCAAACCTTAAATGGTGTATACGATTATTTACGTTCGCTCGATGGCATGAAAGATTACATGTACTAAAAAATAAAAGCAGTTATGGAAAAGATAGAATGGCTCGCCAAAAAAGTAGAGATGGGCGTAATTACGGAACAAATCCTCACCAACGAAACTGTTAAGTTTGCACTTCACATTGATTTCGGTATGAGTTTGCTAGACATCAACACGTTGTTAGACAAATGTGAATATCTTACTGATAAGCAAGCGCGCATGTATATCTACTTAAACAACCATCAGTATTATTTAGACAACTGCTCATACCGACCTAGTTACATGGGTTATTCACACGGGTTGTATAAAATGGAATTGAAGCTTTACTCGTACCTTACCGAAAGAGAAAAACAATTACGAATCATACAGTCATTATAAAATTATTCACCAATTAAATCAAACAGTTATGAACGAAAAAGAAAGACACGAAATCGCAATGGTCGCAGCCGTAATCGAAGGAACTGGTTGCATTATCACCAAATCAAATGAGTTTGACCCAATGACCGCATCGTTGGACACTCTTTCAGAAATCAAAAACGCGCTCGAGCGAGCTAGCAAAATAGTAGACAAACTCGCTCTCCGCCGAATCTTCAAAGACTTAAACAACGAGTAGCATGAAACAGTATAAGTCTATTCGCAAGAGAGTTAACAGGTGCACACTGGCTATCTTCAAAGGTAGCCGGTGTGTACATAACATGCCAAAAGGCACGAACTGTATAGAGGTCACCAACGAAGAGTTCATAACGAGATACATGCCCTTCATGAGTGGTGGCAACAAGCCACTCGTGACTGAGTATATCGAAGGACTCATGAACTCAACGCCTAAACACACATGGTTTGTAGTAAAGACCAACTCGCCATTCCTTATGTACGCTGGCCTTTATGCTATGGACGGACCTGGTAAGGTATTTACGTACAATGAACTGAGCGTCAAGTTGCGCTTAGTTGCCTGTAATGCAATCGATAATTTCTCAATAGTATATTTAGAAGAAAGTAACAACCAATATTTAATTAAAGTTAATTATGAGAGTAAAAAGTAATGGTCAGGTCGTTAGAATTGCTAATGACACGTTAGAGCATCCGCTCGCGCAAATCAGTGAATTATTCGGTATTCCATCGTATGTTCTTGAAGACCCTGAGACTGCGTTGGTAGATAAAAAATCGCAAAACTCAGTTGTGGACATTTTTAAGTCAGGTAAAAAGGTTCAAAATACTGCTTTATCATTTTCAAGCGGTATGCTTACTGAAATTTCCATACTCGATATTAGGCACGTTGCCGCTAGCAAACCTTTTGTGGTTGTAACTATTATTGATAGCGTACCTGAGGCGTCTACTAGAAGACGTGAAAGGTTCTTAGGGTTTTTGGTTTATTACGACTAATGCAAGGTGGGGGATAGCAACTTCGGTTGTGTGTCTTTTGCGATGAGAAAAAATTTTTGTAGTTGAGCCGTACGCATGTACGGCTTTTTTGTTGGTTAGTCGATTGCGCTGATTGGCACGATGCCAAAGTTCCTGGCGCAATTTGCGAGCATCAGTATGTCGGGACTTGCATAGCAATTTGGCAATTTTCTAAGTCGCAAATGCCTAAAAAAAGCCACACTGCAGTGTGGCTTTTTTATTGTGCCAATTTGGCTTACTACTCGATTCGCTCGGCGTCTATATACTCAACGTCGAGTTGGTTCGTCTTTACCATAAGCCGTTCAAAGGCTTTTTCGTCACGAATTATTGGTACAGGACACTTGACCATTTGGCCATCGATTTCAACTGTGCGCTTTTCCTCAGTTATGATAGCAGTGCTAATAACCAATACTGCGTCTTGGTTTTGCGTCAAGTATTCGATACCATACTGCTCGCACGTGAAGAAGTTTTTGGTTTTGTTAATCAGTTCATTGGTACCTTCGACACGTACCAAATAAGTGAAACCTCTTTTTAATTTTAAGTTTGCCATAATTGTTTAATTTAATTGGTGAATAAAAATTGGTTTTATCGTACTTTAATATATAAATCAAACCATTCGTCTGATTCCATATTGCTATACTGCCACGAATCACAATCGACGAAATAATGCACAACGAATTCGTGCATTTTGCCATTCTCGCTAACCTGCATAATAAGCCGTTTAGCTTTGCCAAAAGTATCAGAGTACTCATCGTAAGTGGCTTTTGCCACAGGCAACTGACGGCAGTTATCGTCGCCAAGTTCAACGACCAAATCGGCATACTGGCACTTTTCCCAGCGTTCGAAACTGAATTTAATTAAAGCTTCCATAACTATAATTTTTAATTGGTGAATAAATTTATTTTTATTATTTATTTTATACCGCAAATATATAATTTTTAATTCGAACGAAAAAGAGTATCGTAAACTTTTTTAAACTAAGTTTAGCACTTTGGCACGTTATTTTGTGTCTTGAACCATTGCAATTTGCCAAAATGCCAAAATGGTTTTGTCGTGTAGTTGCGTCGTGTGGTTATGCCGTGCGGTCGGCCATTGCGGTAGCGCGTAATGGTCGGCTATTGTGGTGTTGTGTTATGGTCGTGCCGTGTGGTAAGCCAAAATGGTATGATGTAATGGTCGGACATTGTGGTCGGCAAACCGTTTTAGTGGCGTAGTTCAGCCGTCGGAGCACATGGGCCGAATGAAATGGTATGATGTAATGGTCGGACATTGTGGTCGGCAAACCGTTTTGCTGATGTAGTTCAGCTGTCGGAGCCTATGGGCCGAATGAAATGGTTTTGCCGAGTGGTCGGACATTATGGTATGCCCAATATATTTAACGAGGTCGCATAAAAAAAGTGCGGCAAGTGCCGCACTTTGGTTCATTGGCTCTTTGCTATGAAGCTGCTAAGCCGCAACTTCCAATAAAGCCAAGGAATGCGAATTGGAATAAATCAGGCTGGTTGTAATGAGCTGTGAGGCACATTGCCAACATGCTGAGAAGTAATAAAAACATTCCAGATTTTTTAATTTTCTTTTTCATATTCGTTATTTTTTGGTTATAAAAACATCCGTTCCAGCGCATTTTAAGTTTGGAACATATTTTGCGCGCAGGAATTTTTCACACTCATCTTGCGTGCCTTCATAAATAACAACATTGCGAGGTGCTTCGAAAATGTCATAAGAGAATCGAACCTCAACTACAATCATTTTTTCCATATTCATTATTTTTTAGTTTGTTAAAAGCAGCCAGCCTTTCGGCTGGCTGCTTGTTTGGTTATTCATTAGTTATTAAAGTGCCAAATAACAGTTTTACCGTGTTCACCGATAACTGTCGCTATAACGAAATCAGTCTCTCTATTTACCAAGCTCTTAAATCTGCTAAAAGCTTTAGATTGTTCTCGATAATCTGAAAACGGCATAACGATTTTTCCATCTTCAAAAAATGTTTTCCATGTAATTTCGACAATTTCTTTTTCCATTTTTCTTAATTTTTAATTGTTAAACTTTTTGCTAAAAGCAGCCAGCCTTTCGGCTGGCTGCTTGTTTGAGTTACTCGGCCATTTCAGCAGCGATGTACTCGACATCTAAGTTGTTCTTCTTCACCGAGATTGTTTCGATGAGCTTTTCGCTCTCAATCTTGGGAACTGATACTGGAACCAATTGACCATCAACTGTGATTGTCATCTTTTTGTATGTGACCATCACTTGGAAGAGTTTTACCTCTTCATCTCTGTTGCTGTCGAGGTATTCAATCACCTCTTGTTCAGCAGTAAAGAAGTTTTTCGTCTGGCTGATGATTTCAGTCTGGGTAGAATTACGTGCTACCCATTCGAAATTCCTCTTCAATTTTAAGCTCTTGTTAGCCATAATGTTCGTGTTCGGTATACCGCCGTCCCCCGGACAATGAATTATAATATTAACGCTGGGCGAAGCCCAATTTTTATATGCCATGCAGCCAATATGTCAAAGACCCTAAATTAAATAATTTAATTTATTTTAATAATTTAATTTATTAAATAATTTAATTATTTAATTATGGTGCAAATATATAAAAAATATCGATATAAAAAAATTTTTTATTCGAATAATAACGAACAGATTATTAAAAAAATTATTAAAAAAATTAAGGGGGCTGTTAAAAATTATATAATTCGCGCCTTAAGCTCGGTATATGATTCATCCATAAATTTTTCAAAAATACAAACCTTTTTATCAAGTTTTTACGAAAAATACATAAAAATCGACTCCTTTTAGCTCGGTGTTGCCATGATGAGTAAGGTGATTTTTCATAAAAAATATATAAAAAATTGTAAAAATGCGTGTGAATAAATGTGAATTGTGTCTCATAAAGCATTGATTTTCAATAAATTAAGCTGACTTGGAACAAATCAAAAATTGTTAAAAAATTTCGTTCCAAAAATTCGTGTCCTCTAACTCATTGATTATCTTATATTTATATATACTGGAACAGATGGAACAGATTATTATATATAAATAGGGTTGATAAAGATTTATAGAGCGCAACGTTGATAAACGTGTATAACGTGAATTTGACGTGTACGCTACCCCGATATAGCCTATAGGGGGGCCGGTCCGTTCCACTTTTGTAACTGATTGATTTTCAATAAATTATAAAATACTAATTTTTTGACGCTTCGTTCCACTTTGTAACTAGCTATAAATCAATGCTTTGCGCAATTTGAATTCGTTCCACTCATTGATTATCAATAAGTTATAAATTTCTCCAAAACGTGAAAAGCACATTCACACTTTCAACTGCGATTTTTGCAAAGCCTAGAGACAACACTACCAACACCGAAGTAGCAAGGACACAGTTTTTTATATTTTTTAGTGTTTAACCAGCTACCACTATATTTACGAACACATTTTTGTTAATAAAAAAGCGCTTTTTGTGTAATAATGCAAACAACGAATTTTTACTTTTGCAAAAAATATAACGATATGACAAACGAAGAACTTGACGATATCATATTTGGCACACAGGATGCAAATGACATTTTGCACGGCTTTTCAAAAAGGGCTGAAAAAGAAGCGCAAACTAAAAAAGATTTGAAAGCTGCTAAAAAAGAATTGAAAAAGCAAATTTCAAGTACTGAAAAGGACATTGAGTATTTACAGAAAAACGCTGAACAGCCTTTTTATCAAACAGATACCCAAAAAGAACGTTTAGATGAAGCAAGGGAAAAATTGCGCATTTTGCAAAGTCTTGATTTATCAGATGAATCTGCTCTTGAGCGCTCAATCAGAAATGCCGTTGATGTAGATGGCATGTTGGGCAAAAAAGAAGAACAGACCGCTGAATTTGAATATTTAGACGAACCGAGGCCTACGCGTGATGCTCCAACAACTGAATTGCGCAAAAAGGAATTAGCAATTATTAAAGGCACAGAGCCAAAAAAACCATCGCTGTTTGACAAAAGCTCAGCGACCACAAGACCAGAAATCACAAAGCTCATGCGCGCACTCAATATAAACCTTGACGTGCAATTAACGCGTAACGATACAGCGAACCTTCTTGCTACACTGCTTACATGCAACGCCACGCAGTTGAACCAGTTATATGCTAATCCAAAATT